ATTATTCGCGACTATTGTGGCAGTTGTATAAATTTCCATATTTAGGTGTATCGTTTTACCGATTTTATACGAGTTGTTTGCTATGGCTGTCCACACTCCGACCCTTATTCCCAGATCGGTCGGTGTGAGCGTCTTTTTATCATGATGCGCTTGTAATTGTAACAAATATGCATTTAGCGCAGCTACAGCCTGCGCTCCTGCGATCATCCCCGGTGTTTTGTTCGCCACTATATCATCAAGATTGTCTATGATTCTAGATTTATCGGCGGAATCGTTTATAGCTTGGCATATTTCATTAATTTGTTTAGCCCCTAGATTACTCCCGGATTGAGTATAATCTGTTACGTCTTCCAAAGAATAGCTTGCATCTTCGTTTTGAGTAATTAAGTACTTTCTTTTTCCAGCCATGCTTGAAGCTAATATATCATCTTTAAAATTGACAGGTAATTCTTGCTTTGGCATTATATTCTTACCTCCTTAAATCTTCCAAGAATAAATGGAATTTTTCTAAGACCGATAGTCTGTCTTTCAATAATATCTTTCATTTTTTCACATGCTTTTTCCACTCTGTTAAGTTCATCGTATTTGATAAACATTCCATTCGGATAGAACGTCTTTTTGATTCCGATATCCTGTGTGAAAATTGATTGATTTATCTTTTCTATATTACCCTCAAACAAATTGAATTTCTCATAATCCCACAACTCCAAATAATCAACAATATCTTCTCCCATATTTTGAATCGAAAATTCTTTATTAACTTCATTTGCTTTTTCTTTTAAATATAGGATATTGTTTTTTATTCGGTTGTAATCTTCTAAATTCATTTTGTCTGTAGACGCCCAATTTGTTTTTGGTTTTATCCAATCTACCTCCATGACATTTCCACCTTTCTAGCTTTCATGTTTCCAGACCACGCTCCGTTAAAGGATATTTCATTTTGATAAGAGCGAATCAAAGCGTCTTCTCTTCCTTTTAGTTCCATGTAGAACAAATCATTCGCCTCCGTTCTTGGGTCTCCACGCCACGAGATTTCGTAGTCTATGTTTCCGAGATAATATTCCGCTATCCATTCTTCCAAATCTTTTGCGTGCTGAATTGTGCTTATAAGAGGGTTATTCCATGTGATTTCTTGACCGTTTACGTTGTGATTCACAATGTAGTTATTTTCTTCTGTAAGATACTCATATCCCTCAACCTTTACTTTTACATCTGTTTTTGCCTTTATATTAGTGATTCGCACTTTAATGTAAAAATCGCTTGAATCAACAATACTCACTTTTAACTCTGGATTTTCTGGAACTGATACTTTAAATCCGTATGACGGCCTGTTAAAGTAAATCGTATATTCAGAATCGCTTTCAAAAGAAACTGTTTCTTGGATAAGCTCTTCAATCGCTCCGGTGCTTTCCTTGTAATTTTCTCTAGTAATCACAATATTTTTTATTTTTTCATATCGTGTTCCGGTAGGATTTTTAATCAAATCCCTTACCCTGTCCAATCTATAATCCGTAACATCATTAATCAAAATATTATCTATGAATAATCTTGAATTTGAATATCCTTTTGTTACCTCAATTACCATTTTATTAAACTCAAGAAAAACATGATCTGTTAAAAAACTAATATCCGGTTTTTTTACAATAAACTCTTCTTTTAAGACTCCATTGTTATATGTTACTATTTTAAATTCTTCCGGTGCTGTGTTTCTAAAATTAATAATCAAGCCATACGCATCGAATGAAGATTCCAAGTTCACTGTGATTTTCGGGTTTTTTTGAAATATTCCATTTCCATCCGAAACAGAATCGCTTACATATCCAGTATTTAGGTAATTATTGTCTTTCGGCAAAAAATAAAGACTTCCATCTACTACGGAAAAGTCTTTACTTGCATTTGCGTAAGCATCTTTTTTACTCTCTTTCAAGATGTTGTCTATCTTACCAAAATTTGCAATATCATTTGTTTCGGCAATCATATTGGGAACAAATGATGAACGCAATATGATTTTATTTTTTCTATCTTCTCTCAATGCACATCTTCCGGCATTTGCAATAATCTGCAACGCTTCTGCATGACTTACAACTGGAAGTGGATTATACACAATTATCTTTTTTAAATATGGATCTATATAATATTCTCTTTCATCTGTAATTCCAGCGCTTTCCAAAACTTCTAAAGCCAAATCATATAAAGAGATTCCATCTTTTCTGTATTTTCCTCCGTAAAAGTTATCCCTCAACTGATAAAATCTATCTGTTGATGTAAATACAGCCTCTGTGTCATTTGCTGACCATGAATTAAGATATGTCGTTGTTTCATTAAGCCACTCTATATCACCGTTTCCTGTCACATCATATCCGAAGGTAACTTTCACTTCCTGTCCTATTTCCATATACGCAATAGCGCTTTCTGGATTGTCTACGCTATAATACAAATCTTGGTTATCAACCTTGATAGAAACATCCATACTTGGAATACTTTCTGATATCGGAGAAACATATTCTTTCATGCTGCAACCCATCACTTTTTCATTTGTAAATGTATTTGCAATTCCAAATATCATGTTTCCAATTCTGAGTCTGCCTTTCCCATTCACCATAGTTTTTGGCTTTATCCAAAAATAATTCGTTCCGTCAAAAGAATCTTCGGTAACAAATTTTTCCGAACTATTTTTATAGATTCTAGTGGTCAAATTTGTCTCTATAGTAAATTCTGTCGGATAACAATGACCGAAATCTATTGTTATTCCTTTTATGTCTAATCCTGATTTATCTGTAAATTCTATTTTCGCACTTCCAAGAATTTCATTTGTGATGATTCCGTTGTTATAAATTTCTAATCCACTATCTTTTCGCGGCGGAAAATACATTGTCCCATCGACTTTTGAGAAATTTTGTTCACATGTTGCGTATATTTTATTTACATCGTAACCATCAAACGGTTTTTCTTTATTTGCCAGATACAATAATTCCGTGTTTGTTACTTTAGCATTGTTCTGTGCATCAGAATTTACAACTCCTATGCTTACTTTTACATATCCTCTATTCCGAAACGGAAGTTTCATTGATTCTATGTATTCTTTACTTGCCATTTGCATATACGATCACTCCAAACCGGCGTCAATCAAATTAAATGAAAGCGTCTCATCTTTTGTTACCATATGAGTTAGCCTATCTACAAATAACGGTTTTCCGCTCCTATCTCCGGGGTACATTATAATAGTGATCGGGTGTCCCGGATTCGCCATATCTTCAAATGTAACAGGAACGTAAAATGGTTTTATGGCATCTAACATCATCTTTCGAGTTTCTGGATTAAGACCGACCCACTCGAGATTACTAAGTTTGTACAAATCCCTTCCAACTCTTTGACCAATAACTGCGTTGTTCTCATTTCTTCCACCGTTTACTGTCGTTGTTATCGTCCATGAAAACCCGCGTCTCGGCGGTGGAAAGTCATAACCATTTACGTTCAAAAACGATGATAATGCCATATTCAACCTCCTGTTTTTTAATAAAAAAGTACCTACCGAAGTAGGCGCTTTTCCTTTTAAGTAAACGAATATCCATTCCTTGCACGTCTCGAATCTGTGATCGACACTAATTCTCTTCCGTCTACTACAATTCGTTTTCCATCTCTAACCGCTTGTATCAATTCTCTCAATAGGTTTTCTTGCTCTCGGTTTTCCATATTTGCACGAGAAAAACCTCTGTATGCCGCTTCTTCAATTCCTTTTTGAATATCCAAATTATTTGCAACCGCAGTTCTTCCATCGGAAAATGTCCCTACCAACTCGTTATGATTTGCCATAAACAATCCGTCTTCCGGGAATCCTCCTACTGAATACTTCGGTATTAAATCTGCCAATGTAATTTTTCCTATTCCGTTGGCATATCCATGACCTTTCCAGCCGTTTGACAAGCTTCCGTATCTAGCCAATGTATACCTAATAGATGCTAATATGTTTGACAATGGATCGTAAATATCCTTATCATATCCAGGATATGCGTACGTTCTAAAAGTCGGATCAATTACCTGCATCAATCCTTTGGAAGGCGTTCCTTTGATTGCATTTATATCCCATTTATTAATTGCTTTTGGGTTTCCGCCGGATTCCGTCTGCATCTGATAAAGCAAAAGGTCTAAATTTGATTTTGAAAATTGACCTGTCATTTTCAATGCTTTAGTGGCAATGTTTCTCCATTGTTCAACTCCGGCTGATGGGTTATATTTTGGCTGTATTGAATCAAATATTCCGCTTACATACTGTACAATTCCATCAAATGTCTTGTTTATAATTCCACCTGCCACACTCGACCACGGTTCAAATAAATTTGATATATTTGCAAACTTGCTGATTGCAACTTTTACAATTTCTCCTGGGTTTGTAAGATAATCCAACACATTCCCTGTAAAACTTTTTACCGAACTCCATGCGTTTTCAAAAAACTCACCTATTCCGCCTTTAAAATGTGGAGCGCCTGACATAAACGCCTTTGTTTGATTCGCGGGCATTATTTTTGTACCTTTTTCAAGCGGCAACATGACATTTCGCCCATCGGGTATAAACGGTTTTCCTGACGGCGGAATAATAAGCTCTTTGTAAGTTGATCCTGCTTGGTCATTCACGATTCCAAGTGTGTTTTGCGGAACTCCATCCGATCCTTTAGCGAACTTTATTCCATCCCACTCACTTACTCGTGTGTCTGATCCCACTTTTTTAAGCACCCAGTTCACACCTTTTATAACGCCATTCACAAGTGTTTTAATAGGCTTAAATGCGTTTTCTGCAATTTCTTTAAAGAAGTCTCCTAACCCCTTCCAAATGTTCTTTATGGCATCATATGCGTTTTTAAAAGCCGTTTTAAACCACGGACCCACATTTTTAAAAGGAGATTTAATGGCTTCCCATTTTTTTGAGAACCAAGATTCAATGAATGACCAAGCTTTTTTAATACCTTCATACCCTTTATCAAACTTTTCGCCAAACCATTCCGTTACAGGAGAAAATACTACTTTTATTCCTTCCCATAATCCTTCAAAAAATCCACTTCCGTTCTCCCAAGATTTTTTTGCTTCATCCCATCCTTTTCTGAATTGTTCGCCTATTGATGATGCTGTTTCTCCAACCCATTCCTTAATATTTCCTAATTGCAACATTAATCCAGAAAGACTCGTTGGGGGTAATGCAATGTCTCCGACTTTAACTTCGGCGTCTTCACTAAAGATTTTATCAACCAGTGATTGCAATGCGCCTCGTGCAAAATCATTCGGAAGGTTCGCCATAGCTTTAACTAATGCCTTTCCGAATTTGTATAAGTTCCAAGCTAAATCTCCCCACTCTATTCCGCATATAAAATCAACTATTTTTTGACCAATATCTTCAAATGTTTTATCGTCTTGTAAAGTGTTTATAAATTCCGTTAAAGACTCTAAAATTCCGTTGGCGAAATTACTAAATGTATCCGCTGCGATTTCAGGATCCCAATTTTCAAAAAATCCTTTTATGCTCTTTGCTATAGATTCCCCTAAATTTTCCCAGTCAAACTCTACAGCGAACGCATTTGCAGATTGAAAAGCTGTATTGATTGAATTAGCAACAGTTTTCCCTAAATCATAAAAAAGTCTAGGTTTTATTAAACCATTCAAAAAATCCGCCAACCCTGTTCCGAAATTTTTTGCTTTTTCATACACGGAATCCCAGTTAATTTTTTCTAACGTGTTTGATAATGTGACGCTTATATATTTGCCTAACTGTTCTAAACTTTTAATGCTACTTTTATATGCGTCCAACATCTTATCGTTCGGCTTAAAGTTGGCAATTAAACCGCCCACTTCACCTGAACCAGCACCACCTGATCCGCCTGATGCACCAGCTCCAGCACTACCAGTAGTACCATTATCAGGCTCAACAATATTCAATTCATCAATCCCTAAAGTGTGAAGCTTCTTTGCATTTTTAGCAGCTTGTCCGAGATTGTCAGATAAATCTCCTGCGCTTCCAGCTGAATCCGCTAGATCTCCAGATACGTCTCCTAAATCGTCAGTTATTCCTCCGCCACTAATCTCAAATTCCCACCCGAAAATCTGACCAAGTGCGTTTAATACATTCTGTGTAAAATCAATGACTTTCGCCATGACTTTATTTAAAGTTTGTACAAATGGTTTAAACGCTGCGATAAAACCAGTTCCAATGACGGAAGCAAATTTCTTAATTTGCTCTTGCAAAATACGAATTTGGTTCGCCCATGTTCCTGCCGTGCGTGCAAAATCGCCCTGTGCTGATGTTGTATTGGCAAGCACGTATTGATAACGCAGCATCGTTTTTTCAGCTTGTGACATAGACTGAACATTTGCATCCAATCCATTTTTCATCGCCCACTCTGCAAGTGTTGCCTGTGTTAAATCCAAACCGTACGTACGAAGTGGTCTTGTTTCCCCTGTGAAGATAGCGGACAAATCTTCCGCAACATCTTTTTGACTGACATTGTAGAACGATGCCATATCCGCCGTTAATTGAGTCAATGTCAAGGATACATCTGCCATAGAGTCTGACAGTCCGACATATCCACCTGTTGCCTTATTCAAAAATGAATTTGCACTTTCAATGGAACTTGTATCAATTCCCATTGCAGACCCCATCGCTTGAAAACGGCTGGCATACTGTTTAAATGACAATTCAGACATTCCAAACTGTTTAATGGAGTTTTGTGCGTACTCTTCCACTTTGCTTGACATATCGCCAAATACAGTGTCTACAACATTCTGTACTTCCACAAGGTCTGATGCAATGGTTATGGAATCTCCTATTTTCCCAACAAATCGGAATAATAGCCAGTACGTTGCGTACATCTTTCCAAGTGCAGACGCAAGTCCTTTTGTTCCTCTACTTGCCTTATGTGTAGATTTTGTATAAGTATTAAGGCTTCCGCTAAGAGCATTCGCCGCACGACCGGAAGATGCGCCTGTCCGAGCCAATTTTGCCAATGCATTTGTCATATCAATCAAGTTCTGACTTACTTTAGGTGCTTTAGATAGTTCAGACATTAACTGTCGCATAGACTTAGCAAGCAAAGGTATGTTTTCAATCGCTTTTGTAGAGCTTTTATATCCAAGTTGCGATATTCCCTTTGCTAAGTTTGCAACTTGCTCAGATGTTTTAGACACATTCACTGAGTTAAGGCTTTGCAAGCCTTTCCCGAAACCTACAATCGCGCTTGCTGCCTTTGAAATCTGTCCACTGTTCAAATTTGCAATCTTTTCAATTCCCTTGGCAAATCTTGTATAATCTGCTGTTCCAACATTTTTTAAACCTTGCATAGAACGGCTTAGTTTATCTACACCATTTGCTACCCCAGATAAACCGCTTCCGTTGATTTTCGTGAGAGATGTGTTTAATGTCCCTAGTTTTGTTATCAATGTGTCAATTGCATTATTCGCTTTTCCAGCTTGCGCCTGTAATTGTATTTCAAGGCTGTCTACTGTAGTTCCCATTTCACACATCCTTCCTATAACTTTTTTAGGTCAGTGACTATCTCCGTTCAATAGCCAGAAAAAAACAGTAGGTTTTGACACACTACTGTTTATTATGATTAATTTCAAAATTTGTTTTCAGCGCTTCAAGTTTTGCAACAAATAATTCCCTTTGTAATTGCAACTCTTTTTCGGATAACGGTTCATTATTCTTTTCCGCCATTTCCAAAATAGGACTTTCGAAATATTTTGCTTTTGATTTTCTTTTATTCATTCCAGCTAATACTTGATCCAGAACAACAGAAAAGGCTTTCATATTGTATTGCCCCATGAGCCAATTTTCGTAATCCCTATCACGTAACATCAATTTATATGCTTCTGCATATATTTCTAATTTCTTTGGGGTAAGGCGCAAAAAGCTTTCATGAGAAATTCCCATTCTTAACGCATTTTTAAAGTATTCTTCCCATATTATTTTGTGGAAGTCGATTTTTTCTTGTGATCCTGTGGTGTTTTCGGCACTTTTTTCACTTCTTCCTCGTCCTGCTTGTTCATCTCCGCAACCATCTCCGTCAGACCCGTCAAATCGAAAAAACCATCTTCTTCCATCGTTTCTTTTATTTCTTCATAAAGCCCTTTAAAGGACATTTTTTTCTCTTTCATGTACTGTTTCATCAGTTTTTTTGATTCATCAAAAGTCACATGATGATGTTCCAATAATCCGGCATAAAAAGCATCTTTACAAATATGTGGCATATCAGATATCAAATCTGCTGTTCCGTCAATCATTGCAGCAGCAATTTCTACTTTGCTATTTTTACCTTCTAAATCCAATCTTTTTCCAATATAAGACATCGACAAAGCATTAAACATCCTTTGCACAACTGCTTTATTTTCTGCCGCTTCAAAACTAAATTCTAACGTATACTGTTCATTCCCAATCTGAATTGTTTTCATATTTTTCCCTCCGATTAATCAGAGGGGGCAGTCCGAAGACTGCCCCGCTCATATTTTAATATGTTTCTTCAAGTTCTGTATAAGCCATTTCATCAGAAACGCTACTTAGACCGGCTTTTGTATCTAAGTAGCTTAAGCTCCCCCCACAACTTCAAAATCAACTTTTGTGTCCATTCCCTTAAACTCTTCAATAGTAAGGTTATTTTCCATTACGAGCAATTCGTTCTGACCAATCTCCGGCTGTGGGAGTGCTGTTGGTGGCTGTGCGATTACAAAGAATGATTCATCAAATCCCGGAATAATCGTCTGAAACCACATTCTTTTTTCACCTGTAAGCTTTGCGTATTCTTCGATAACCTTTTTCCATTCTTCTTTTGTTTCACTTGTGAAGTTTACACCGACAGGGAATGAACCTCCCGTATCTGCTGCCCCTCGGATATATCGTTTAACAGCATCTTCAACCGCAGACGCATCAATCTGCTCATTTTCAATCGTGATTCCACCAATTGAATTAATTCGATTAAGCTTTGTAAATTTAGCTGGTTTTTGTCCGGCAGTTGTTTCAACTCCATAACCAAATGTAATTCCTAATGTAGAAATTCCTGCAATCATATTTTTTCTCCTTTCCACCGCTAATTTTTTGCAGTAAGCGATCACTTTTTATGATCGGTCTTATAAAATATCGCCATCGGCTATCATTCGCCGAAAACGTGCTACTCTTCGATATGTACTGTCTGTGTTCTGAAATTCCGGTGTTGCAATTACTTGAAACCTCATTGTTTTCATAATTCGTACAACCTCATTCATCACTTCTTTCGCATCATTCATCTTGGTATTTGTTGTTACCTCGATCTGAAAAGAAGACCAAACAGCATTGATCGTATCTCCTTGTAAGTCTTCTCCTGTTTCCGCTCCCGTCATTTCGTGTATATACACGGTTGGGAATTTCGGAACAGTATCGGCTCTGTCAGAGTTTGTAAATTTTAAATTTGGATAACGGTCTTTCAGTTTTTTAGAAAACTGCGTCTTTATCCGAGTGATAACTTGTGATTCCAACATATCTAGCATATTACCGCCCTCCAAATACCTTTTTTGCAATCTGCGGAATCTCTTGCATGAGTTCCAATGATGTTTCATACATAAACGGTCTTGACGGCATACCTTGCGTAAAATACCATTTTCCATCTTTCGGATAGAACCATCCGTATTTTCCGGGCGCAATCTCAAAAATTGTCTTTCCGGTGTTATAATTCCACTCCACGCCCTCCGGGAATGGATATGGGTAGCTTCCCTCAAGTCCAAGTTGACCAGTACCAAATTCAACAAATGCCGAGTGCTTAGAATCAGCCACAATAAAAAAGATAACGGTGTTTTTATCTCCGTTACCTTTCCTTGTGTGTATGCTGTTTAAGAGTTCACCTGTAAATATTGCGTCAAGTGTAGTAACCCTTGCTTTCGCAATCTCTACACCTCGTTTCGCTAATTCCTCTGTGAATATTTCACATTTTTTATTGAGAGAATCTTGATATTCCCTCAACTGCTTCTGCAATTCTTGAATACTGGACATTGAAAAGATATTTGCTTTCAATACTTTCTTTGCCATGCTACTTCACAACCCTTTTCAGAAGATACCTTGTAAAATTAAGACTCGGCTGAACACGTTTAACGGTGTAATCAGCCGACTTTTTATCTACAATGGTATTTTGTTCGTCTGCATATTTAACTTCGCTCATATGCCAAATTAGAGACGTTTCATCAATAGGTATTCTATCTTTCTCCATAAGAAGAACAGCGTCATACTCACTGATATCAACTCCAAAAGACTTCGCTTCTGCTTCACCGCCAGACATTGCGATATTTCCTCGGAAATCTACTGGTTTTGAATAGCCGATTTCCATCTCTCCTGTTTCTACCGGAACTTTCTGACCATCGATCTCAATGTATATGATGTTTCCGTCTTCGTCTCTCTCATAAACTGGAACTTCTCCGACTTGTAACGCATACTTTAAATTCTGCTTGTTTTTTTCTAAAAGTCGCATACAGAGACCCTCCTTATTTTACGCGTAGCTTCTGCCCCGGATAAATTAAGTTCGGATTCTGAATACCGTTCAGATTTGCGATTGCCTGATAATTAGTACCGTATTTAGCAGCGATTCCAGAAAGCGTATCCCCAGACTGGACTGTGTAGTATACTGCACCGCCGCCGGAGGAACCATTAATCTTGTTTTGTACCTCATTGTACCGGTTTCCAAGCGCCGCCTTTCTTGTATCTCCATTTCCATATTTTCCCGCATAAACTTCTTTCACAAGTGTATCTACGGAGGCAGATGCAATATAGTTAATCATATTCTGCACCTCATTATACCGATTTCCTAGAGCATTTTTTCTAGCGTCTCCGTCTCCATATTTTCCCTGCATAACTCCAACAACAAGATCAAGCGTAGATCCAGATGGTGCTACTGCCGGCGGCGTCGGTTTTGTATCCCCTCCTGTAATTTCTGCTGGATAATCTCTATAACAATGATTCATATCCACGTTTCCGGAAATTCCCGGAACAGATCCGCCTGACGTATACTGCCAGATATCGTATGTTCCTTGATATGTGCAAACCGAATTATACTGTGCTACCCATTTTACAAACCGTTCCAACCCTACCAGGTAGTTTGTCCACCAGTTTGTATTCGCATAAACTCCGCACCAGTATCCAGCTTTTTCGATGATATCCCCGAAGATATTCGCTCTTTGAATTGCTCCATTTTCCGTTCCTGCCTGTTCCAAATCCAAATAAATTGGGTACGAAAGTTTATATCCGCTTACCATTCTAAGGACGTGTTCCGCTTCGCTTTTCGCCTGTGCGTCACTTGTCGCGTAGGAATAGATATAAACTCCGAACGGAATCCCAAGTCTTGTACATTCATCTGCATTTCTTTTCCATTGCTTATCGTCCTGACTTGCAATATTATCTCCATATCCGCATCGTAAGATTGCCCCATCTATATGTCCTTTTACCGCATCCCAGTTAATAGTTCCTTGATGTTCGCTTACATCAATTACTCTTAAATTTTCCATAATTTTCTCCTTTCTCCGGCATTTGCACCTGTACAAAAAAGAGGACGATTACTCATCCTCTAAATCATTCTTATTCACTCTGTAAAATCGTTTCCACAATTCTGCTACTTTTTCCCAACCGTACATTGCCACAAAAGCTACTAATAGGCCGGCTAGAATTGCTGCTAGAATCATGTACCACAGAATCGTTTGCTGTATATACTGCATATAAGCTATAAAAGCTGTAACCGTAAGACCGATTGACAATACAAAAACCAAAATATCGGTCGGAATTTTCTTCAATCCCGATACTCCTTTAAAAACTTGCGTAATTATTGAAACTGCGAAAGCGAAAATTCCAACAATTCCGATAACAAGTGTCATGTTTATAACAATCTGTTCCATTTAAAATCACTCCTTTACAAAAACGTTCCTTCGTCTGTGCATTTTTTATACACTTTTTTGATATTGTCTATTGCAAGAGACGCCTTATTATTTTCAAAATCAGGATTGTCCTTGCAAAACCTCTCATATTTTGTAATATCTTCAAGTATCTGGTCAAAGTGTTCTTTTGTGTGCTTATCGTCATGCCGAACTTCATCATCAAATCTAAGAATTCTGTATCTCCAAGTAAGAGCCATTCCCTCATCATTTGATTTTTGCAATTTATCCATCTTTCTATCTAAATTGTCAATAGAATTTCCAAACTTTTTCTGTATACAAAGGCTTTGTTCATGCCATTTCGGATAATTTTCTGCTTGACTAATCACTTTTTTAATTCTTTCGTCGTACTCTTTTTCCTTTATAGCCTTTTCAGAAAAATATTTTTCCACTTTCTTATAGCATCCAAAAAGAAAAATTACTGCGCACAGCAAAATAGCCACATTTCCGATTGTTATATCACCGAAGGAATTTAAAAAATATTCCATTTCTTCTTTCTCCTTTCGGGAATTTTTATATAGCCGCCCACCACCGCCAAGTGCCATATCCCTGCACCATCACAGTAAACTCACCGCTATGGTACGCACAATCGTCTGCCACTTAACCCAGTAGCCGGGAGATGATTGGATCACCGTACCCTTTCTATAACACGTTCACAAAAGGAGTAACTTTTCCGAGAATTTTATCCCGGTCAATCCAACTCCTTGAAGTTCCGTTTTCAGAAGAGGAAATCTGAAATTCTCCTCCCTCTTGGTTGCAATCATACAAAGCCAAGTCTATGATGATACTGTCGAATTTCTTCATATCCTTTTCAATCATCTCCTCTGTGTAATTGTCTGGATAATTTCGGTAAAGACGCACATCTTGTTCTGATTGATAAAGAAGCTGTTCTAAGAACTTATCTTCTTGCTCGCATGAAACATTAGATTGTCTCAACCGAATTTTAAGTTGTTCTAATCTTGAGTACGCCATATTTTTTCACCTACAGTCCTAACTTATCAATAAGAAGTTTCTTAATATCCGAACCGTTCAAATACTCTGCACCGTCAATCCCATACTCGGTAGCAAGCTCCCGAAGTTCTTTTACGGGCATTTGATAAATCTCTGTTTTAGTAAACTTCTTCTCTCCATATTCTGGAATCTCTGGCGTATTCATAAAATCAGCCGAGGAATTGATTTCTTCCCCGGCTTTATACCAACGTCCACCTATCTTGATATTGTGTGTAGCAATCATGTAACCACTCCTTACGCAACCTTCATAACAACAACGCTGTCCATACCCTCAAAAGTAGGAAGTCCAATCATGGAAACTACACAATGTGTGTTAATTGGATGATTTGTGGTATATGAATATACTGAAATACCTGTTTCTACGAGAGAAAGATTTCCATCTGTCAAACTTCCACTTCTCTCTTCCGGTGTTCTACCAAATGTATAATCACCAAGATATACTCCGGCAGATTGAGCAGAAACAATGTTTGTTGGAATGAAATACTTTGTATTTCCTTCTTCATCAATGTATACTTTGTCGTATACTTCGATCTCAATTCCGTACTCTCTTAAGTAAGAAAGTACATCAGCCTGTCTCACTCTGATACCGCCATTGTATGCAGTGATTCCAAGTACCTGCTTCTTTGTATCTTCTGCTTTCAGAATCATTTCAAATGTCTCTGTATTCATGGAAAATCTTGTCAAAGAGTATCCGGTTTTCTTCGCAAAATCACGTCTTGCTTGAATCAAATCGTCAAGTGGCGTTGCAGTTGCCGAAGCATTCCACTTATCTTCATCGCCGGAAATCTCAACAAAGTGATCTTTCTTATGCGCCGCTCCACTATCTGTTGTATATTCAACAACATATTTCTCTCCTTCGATATTTACGGTTACTTTCGGAACACCATCTTCCGGTGCCAAAAGTTCCCAAATCTGACGTTCTGGTACAACCAAAGCGCCTTGAATCAGAGAAAAAGGCTTTTTAGCAATTTCTTGTAAAACCTGATTTGCCATGTTGGAATTTTCCGCAGACTGATAATTTGCATATTCCTGTTCTTCTTTCTCTGTTACCATGTAACTTTCACGGTAAAAAGGCATTTCATTCTGAATATCGGAAAATCCACCAACATCCCTTAATGGTGCTTGCGCGTCAAAATTTGATGCTTTCAAAGATACCGGGAGACCGTTCTTTCCTTTAATAAACTTCAAATCAAGGCTGTCCTGTTTCACCGTTCCAAACTTCATTCTTCCACTATACGGTCCCGTACCGAGCTTTGCCTTATAATCATTCCACAGGACTCCTAAAGCTCTAGCGGTAAACGCTTCTCTCAATGGTAATGCCATTTTTTATTCCTCCTTTTACTCTGAGATCGCCGGTGCGCCGTAAAATGTAACTCTCGGTGTTACTTTTCTAGCTGCATCTTCGATTGATAATGATTTTACTTTTTCCCAATCAATAGTTCCCTGATAAACGTAAGTTCCCGGCGCATCTCCTTGTGTCACATCTACATCATGCAGAAGATAGCCAAGGCAACTGTTATCATTTGCCGGAAATGGCGTTCCAGCCGGAACAATTTTCAAACCGTTTTCATCCGGTGAAGATTTCATTGTCTGAGGAACAACACACGCTGCGCCCTCATAAGGGAAAAACTTCAAAATACCTTTACTTTGTCCATACTCATGTACGATAGGCTTTCCCATAGTCTTTTAACCTCCTATTTCAAAACGTAATAATCTTTCATGGACTGTTCGTCCGCTTTGTTTCCAAAAGAGATGCTTTCCGCATTCTTCACATCTTCCGGCTTATCATCGCCTGGATTACCGCCAGTTCCACCACCTGGATTCGGAGTACCTTTTAATAGCTCTTGTTCTTTCGCTGTGGCTGCTGCGGTTTCTTTATCGGAAATAATCTGTGCGATAGAGTCAATCGCTTTCTTAGCAGCTTCTAAATCTGTCTGAAATCCTGCGAGCACGCTTTCTGCCTGTTCTCCTGTTAATCCTTTTTCAGCTGCATACGCACGAATATCTTTCTGCACATTTTCTTTCTGAAGCTGTGCAATCTGATTTCTCAATGTTTCCAATTCTCCGCCATCATCATGAGATGGTGTTGTCTCCGGTGTCGGAGTTGGCTGTGGTTGCGGTGTAGGCGTTGGCTGTGGTGACGGCTGTGGTTGTGGATTCGGTCGATTGCTGTGAAACTGATTCAGATAATTTGTTACCTGTGCATCACTCGGCTCTTCAATCCCTAAAGCCACTAAGTTTTGTCTTGCTTCTTCTCTTGTCATTTTGATTACCTCCGTTATCTACATTTGTTTTCGCTGTTCTATCAGCTTGGATATTTACTTTTGCTATTTGACGCATAACTGCAAATTTATAAAATAAAAAAGCAGCCGATTACTGTTCGACTACTTCTTTGTTGACCGGTTTTTCTATTTTTGGTTCTTCCTGTTTTTCTGCTTTATCTGTGTAAAGACTTTCCATTCTATCTTTACTTTCAATTGCAACTTGTTCTGGATCGCTAAACATGTCAATGACCTTGATTGCACGTTTATAATGAATTCCGCAGTTCAACAAAATCTGTAAAACTTCCGCTTTTACCATCATATTGTCTAACTTGTTGTGGTTAATATGAATTTCTACGTCGCTCGGCACAAGCGTAAAACCTTTTGAAATTCTCAGTCGGTTCAGGATAATCTTAATAGACATATTCTCCGACTTTTTCAAGATAGGCTCATTAATTGCTGTCCGAAGTCCGGCATCATAATGTCCGTTGCGTAGATTGACTGCGCCTTGGGTATCTCCACCAGAATTTATACTTGCTCGGTTTGCCAACCCTTGAATATCAAGAAAACGCTCAAATAAATCATTAAATACAACTTGCCCCTCTGTCTGATTCAGTTCCGTTGTCATTACATCAACGTCCGCTTTGTTTTCCATTCCATTGTTAGACTTCACAACAAGCGCACCTTCTTGTCTCATGCTCAAGAAGCTATCTCTATCTACTTCGCAGTTTACGAATTTCACCCACGAAGAGACAAATTGCTCAATTCCATTGATTCTGTCAGAAGAAAGTGTGTTGATTGCGTCTGTAATGGCAATAGTCATTTCAATATCAGAAAGCCTACGGGAATTATTCGGATATTCAATAACCGGAATTGCTCCATTTCCATTTACCCCGAATCTTCTCAATTTCCCTTCTGAAATTTCAAACCACTGACCGTTCGTATAGCAAAAATAAAACTCCTGACCATTTTCATCTTCTCGAATCTGGCATGAAAAAGCCGGTTTATTATTCGGAAAGTACACCACGAATGTATAAATCGGGTTTTCAGAAGACAACTCAAAGTCGCTTTCGTCCAAAACCGAACCATTTCCCTCATCATTTCCGATAAACCGATATGCAGTACCGCAGATGGATCGCCATCTGCAAATATCAATATCGCATTCCTGTTTATTCTCGGAATCCATAATTGCGTTGAGCCATGAGATTTCATCTGACTTCTTATCGTCCGTACCACGAAGGACGTATTGTATCGGCTCTGCACAAATATCAGCAGTTTTTCGCTCTACCAACTCATATGCAAGATTGACAACAATTTTATTGTTCACTTCTGGTCTATTAACTTTTTTTCGATATAAAATCGGCTGATCTCCACGATAGTAACGGTCAAGATACTCGATTTCCGCTGCATTCTGTCTGTGAATTGCAAGTGCTTTGTTCAATTCATCTACGATATTTCTCCATGTGATCTGTCGTTGCCTTGTGTAAATGATTTTCCTACCAAATCCACAATCGCAAATAGCAGAAAACGGTCTGTAATTTTTATGTGGATAGTTATACATAAAGCACCACCTTAAACAAATGTCATTCCTGAAGAACAATTTCTTTTTGGAATATTTTTAATTTCTGTTTCTCCTGTATCAACGTGATACACAATTCTTTTATTGCATTTTTTGCATCTACAAATTTTATTTATTGTTGACCGCCCATCATGCGTTCCGACTTTCCGTCCGCACTTTGGACAGTATATCTTCTTTTCTTCATACTCTTTCATAGTTTTCTCCACGAAAAAAGGACGCAATCAAGCGTCCTTTTTCAATCATACTTATGGGTTTTATGTTGTTGGAAATATTTATTATTTCTCTAATTATAAGTTTAACAGAATTTTTCCGAACATACCGAACAACTTTTATTTTTTCATAAATCTCTCAAATGACATCCTAACTCCGTCTTCGCTGTTCCCACCGCCTATTCTGTCAGCGACTTTATTCCACGATAGATTTTCAATAAACCGAAGAGTAATTATTCTTCTCATTCTGCTGTCTGTTACACTCGCTATAAATTCTTCTACTTGGTTTAATGTTTCGAGGAGTTCCATCTCTAACCCTGTCAGTGTTGCTTTTCTCGCATAGAGAAGCGTCTTTTTTCTGCTGTACTCTGGATATGGGAAACCTTCTATTTTGAACGGTTGCAAACCTCCGTCTCCGCCCATTACCTTATCGCATACAGCACCTTCCCTTTCGATTCTTTCAATCTGATTTTCGGTTTTTTCTATTCTATCCCTAACTTCCTTGATTTCTTCTTGCAAGTCAGAATATTGTATCAAAATTTCCTTAGTAACCATGTCCGTATCCTCCTCTGAATGGGTTGTGTATTGCTTCAGCTTTAGCAACTCTATTTCCTTTTGTCATTCTTATTGCAAAGTTTGAAAAAACATCCGGCACGTCATCCAACTGTTTTTTTCCTGAAGCTGAATATTGTTTCAAAAGTGACATCATAACTCCATATGGTTCGTTCGGTTTGTAAAGTGATGAATCCTTGAATATAACGTGTTGTAAAATCCAGTTAGAACATTGAAATATTCTTGCTTCCTTGTTTGTCTCTGTCGGAACGTCTGTAATATTGCATATCCAACCTTTTTGTTCTACACGTTTATTCACTTCCATTGCTACACGGTCGCCGCCGGCATTACGCTCAAATTCGCACTCTTGCACCTCGTTATTTACGATTGCATTTGAAGCATTCTCATACTGCATTTCATAATCAGCAGTATTATCACAAACGCAATCCACACAGTAATAATCTTCTCCGTACTTCTGCAAAACAGGCATAACAAAGTAGTCTGTTCCTTTTCCTTTTGTATCACATTGCGCTGTAATCATTTCCGGCTCTCCATGCGGTAAATGCAAATAGCGTCTGATTTTATCGTCCGGGAACAATAATCCCTCACGCTCAATTGGTTCTTGCTTATACAGGCATCGATAAGAAATATCATCCATAAGCAATTGCTGATCCGCGAAAAAATCTTTGGTAAATCCACTGTATTCATATTCGAAATTACTTTCTCCGGTAACCGGATCAATGTCCGGCACCGCAATCACCTTTACTCTTGGGTTTCCGGCGTACATATTTTGAATTCTGCCTATCACATCATGTACGCTCCAGCGTGTCGCTATGTGTATTTCCTTGCAGTTTTTACCATCTGTATCCTGTATCTTTCTCTGGCGCGCGTCTACGGCGTATTTATCCCACAGCTTATCCAAAATACTTGGATTCATCGCTTCTTCAATTCCACCAATCATATCATCAACAAGTAAAAACTTGGAAGCACGAACTTTTCCGGCATTCTTACTTCCTACTGATGTGCATTGCACACTTGGAAACGGCTTGTATTTCCCTACGTTGAACTGTTCCATTTTCGCATTGGTACTTGTAACGTGTAAATCAGGGAAAATCTCATTCCATGTGTACTCATCCGTATTTGTTACAATATCGTACACGCCATCATAGTACATTCGTGTAATATCGCCACTATGTGAGTAAAAAAGCGTGAAGTCTTTCGGAAACCATCCGATTACTAAAGCATTAAAAAATTTTTCCACACTAGTTTTACCTGCACCAGGAATGAGTGATATGCAAAGGATGTCATACTTATCATCAATCATTCCTTGTAGCGCATCCACAAGACCTATTTTCAAGAATTGTTTTCTTCGTGGCATATAAAATCGTTCTTTGGGTTCTCTTTTCCGTTCCAAATACCGAAAACCGCTGTCTACGATCTTATTTTGTGCTTCCAATAATAGAACTTCATAAAACTTGTCTATAATTTCATACTTGACCTTGTTTTCAAAAGAATACTTCTCTAATCCCCAAATATCTGTACCTGTCAAATTTAGAACAAACTGTTCAATCAGTTCTTTTGTTCTTGCAGACACTTTAAGCGCATACGGAATGTCTTTTTCCGTTTGATATGCCACTTTGCACGCTTCTATCATTGCATCAATGACTGATTCATCTATTCCGTTATCCGATATGTAGTTTTCATATGATTGGATTGCTTGTTTAAGTTCCAAAGACATAAAGAAAGAGACCTCCTTTACTCAAAAATAAAAGAAGTCTCCATTTCGACTTGTTACATATCCTCCATCTTGGATATGCCGTTAGATATTATTTTCCTCTTCCTCTACAAATACTGGTTTATATGCAAACCCTGTTGTTTCATAGAATTTTTTAGGATAAATCAGATAGGTGAATTGCTTACTATTTCCTCTTTTGAAAGCAATTCCCCAGTCAACTAGGTTATTCTGCAAAAGTAACCTCACTGTCTGACAGTCCATTTTTAATGCTTCTGCTGCAACTGAAATTGGTATATTTGCCGTTTCAAAAGTAATTATACTCGTATAGAATCACCCCGCTTTTTGATTGTATTATATATATTTTCTTATAATTTTCAAACCTTCTGTTATTACATCTTAATTACTTTTTTAGAAATCTCTGCAACAGATACACCATTTTTAGACTTCCGAATTTCAACATCTTTATCCCCTTTTGCAAGTATTTTAGCAATAACTCCTGCCTGTTCTATAACTTTTACACGTAATTCTGACTCTATCAAAGATTTGTTCCTTCTTTCCATACATTCTATTCTCTATACAAAAAGAACTCTCTTAGCTCTTCATACTTCTGTTCTTTCTTTTTCAAAATTTTTATCTCAGATTTAATTTCCCTGTTTTCCTCTTTTAGATGTTTTATTTCATCTCTCAAGCGTTTTTCAATATCAAAATGATGTTGTATTTGCATTGAATGCATTTTTTCTTGTTCGCTCTTCTTTCTTTCTTCTGGTTCATATTTCCCATCTATTTCTCCCTTTATAAAATCTCTTAACCATATCAATTCTGATATTCTTGTTTTCCCTAATCCGTAAACTCTGTAAAACTCAGTATCATCTAACTTAGAAAATTCTTCCGGTGTTTTATTCACAAAACCTGCGAGACTTTTTCTTAAACTATAGTATGCATATTTAAGCCCCAATTCTTTTAAATCTTCTCTTGTTATCTCACCAATCGTTCCGTACTGCTCCACAATCTTTTTTTGAATCTCTTTTTCACTCAAATCTATTACCTCGCTTCAAATTTTAGTAAAAACTTCCATATCGTAATTTTCTCTTATGTAATCTACACATTTCTGCAAATTTTCTTTCAAAAATTCATCTCGCGCAATATCCGGGTGTAGTGTATACAACATACAACTATTCTCTTTTCCATTTTCTTTATATTTTTTATAATTAAATGTCATTGTGAACAATGGAATTCGTGTTAGATTTTTTGTTTTTCTCTTTATGTACAGATTACATAACCTCTTTATCATTTTTCATAAACCTCTCAAATTTCCTTTTACACTTGCCGCACAAATGAATTGTATCTTCTTTCGTTAAGAACACTTTTCGTATTGTAACTGTTTCAGTATCTTTTCCATCAAATTCCGCATTTACGATAGAAATATCCGATTCTCCGCTCATAATTTTCAAATAATCGTCTCTTGGAATTTGTGCTGAAACTTCTTCCGGCAGACAATCAAGAACATCTTCTACCAGATTTTCAATCCGTTCTCCGCAGCGATCACATGTGTACCATTTTTCCTCGTGAATCATAATCCATGGACCTCCCGTAATCTCGCATACTTTTCCAAAAGCACATCAATTACCACATTTAGTTGATTGATTTTAATGCAATCGGATTGATGTCTATCGTTTAGTTTTGCAATTTTATCAATAGATTCTGCAATGTCTGTATTTGTTTCAACTTCTTTTTTTCCACAAAATGTTCCTATGTTTGGAACATAATGTGGAAATTCTTCGCAACCAGAATTAATATTAAGCACTTTTCTATTTTCCTTACATTCTTCTAGTTGCTCACATTTATCGCATTTTGTAAATTTTTCTTCATTTTCGTGCAGATGCTTTTCTTCTCCATCTGTTAGTTTTCTTCCACAGATAGGGCAATACGAAATATCGATTATTCCAAGTTCCCCAGTCTTGCTATTTGCATAGTACGTGTCATAACCTTTTCCTTTTTCTCTGATATGCCATGTAATTTTCCCATCAAAAAATTCAATTATCTTTTGTTCTTCACAAAATTCACACATAACAATTCCCCTTTCTGTGAGGTTTCCAAGATGAGAACAACTTCCTAGGATTTGCAGTTGCTCCTATCTTTGCATTGATTTTTTTTGCCGAGGCATTGACCTCATGCGCTCGTCTATCCGGTAATGAGCGGGACGCACAACCCTAACAGGATTTGAACCTATTCTACGAGAGTCAAAGTCTCGTGTGCTACCATTACACCATAGGGCTAAAGCAGGTCTTCCCTGCTTGCATTCATATTTATCGTGCCATGCTTGACACTAATCCGCCTTATAAACCACCCTCGACCGCCCAGCAGTCACTCATTTAATTACTTCCGGCGAATATCCAAAGCATCCAGACTACTGCAATCACTGAATTTGTCTCATTTCCTTTGGATTAAGTTTTTTGTCGATTGTATAGCATTGCAGGACTTCAAACCGACCACGAGTGGAAAATGTCTATATCGGCACATTATTGCGAACTTGCCATATGCCAGGGCGACAGTTTTTAACCATCTTCTCGTGATGGAACAGATTTATCGTCTCGGTATAAGGACGGGTTTTAACGTCTTTACTGACAAGAACAAGCAACTGAGATTATGCAACAGTTAGTCGGCACTCACGAATGAGGACAAGCGTTATGATTTTCTGTTGTTTATCGGCAGGGTTTCGACCAGATGTTTACCCGACTTGTACCATCCACACAAATATGTGCTTCCACGAAACCTTGTTCCGCTACCGTCTCTTCACGCTGTATTTAATTGCTTATTCAAATCCCCACGAGCCTTGTGACGGCTCTTAACAGCATTCCGCTATGGGGAGAAAGGATGAAACAATAAAAAATAAAAACTGCGTCGATTGTGAGGGTGTGGATTTGCACCACACATGAACCATGTCTTTTCGATTTCTTTTTTCCGACAGTCTACGCTTTCGCTCGTGTCACAAGATAAGTAATTTGCACAGTTCTCACGACTAAATCTGTCTACCTTTTCCAGCACCTCACAGAATCTTATGAATTTAAAATAAATAATGAATTTAATGCAATGATCAATGCGACCGATCCGCTTAACAACCCCATTCCTGTTTCTTTGGTTTTTAATCCAAAAATCATTCCGATCAAGAACAGTGCAAACAAAATTACATTAAACGCTAACAAAAATCCTTTAATCATTAATAAATCTCCTTTCCACAATCTATGCACTTCCAAACATGATGCGTAATCCATGAACCATCTTCCTGTCGTTCCAGGTATGTGTATAATGGATCAACATGTTTATGCTTACAGAATAACCGCTTAATCATCTTCATTATTCTTACTCACCCAATCTTCACACCAATGCTCATATTCTACGAAATCGGCTATATATTCACTTTCATCATTCACACATACATAGCCTTGCATTTTATCGTAGTGACCATATTTGCAAGTTCCGCAACATCCGTTCATGTGTATCATCCTCTTTTTATTTTTTGAAAAATTTTTGAAATCAGCAGTTACTTCTTGGCAAATACGTGCGAGTCGCAACCCAAACGTCATGTTTCCGGTATCCAATATTGCCAAGAATTTTCACAAAATTATATCTTCTTGAAACCGGATATCCGAGCCTGTCTTGTACTGTCTCAAAAAAGTACCGAATATCGTCAATGACATCTCTAACACGCTTGAATAATTTTCCCATTTTCTCGAATACTGATTTAGCAGCAATGAGGAATTGTCTTAAATTGTAGACCGCTATGCTAATTCCATTCTTGATGCAATACTTAAACTGTATAACAGACAATCCGGTTTTTCGTATTTCTATTGCCTGTTCTTCTGTTAGTGCTAATATCACGACATATAACCTCCTGTCTGTCTCATAAATACCTCTTTTTGTTTATTTCGGAATTTGGGGGACTAAGTAGGCAGATTTTTGCGTTCGTGTATAGAGGGGTAGGTATCATTCATTTACTATCGAACATATGTATCTATCGAATAAATCCTTATTTATCAAATACATCTATACGTGTTTTATTATATTTGCACCAATGTCAATGATATATTTTAATCTAAATTATTCTCCGTTTCTAAATGTTAAAATACATCAATCTTTTTCGCTCTCGATCTGCTTTACTTCTCCCAGTTTCGGAAGTTCCGAAGCTGTTAATGCTCTTTCGCTAGTCCGTTCCTTGCTCACTCCCGGAAGATTCCAACCGTGACGTTTGTTAAGTATCGGCAAGTATTTCATTGGGTTGTTTCTTCTGTCTTTTAGCAAACAAACGAGAGACTCCTCGTTATTTTCCACTAATTTTTTGTAAATGTCTGAGGCCGCTGTACTTGGTTCTTTGATATACTCCCCTTCTTTCAGGTTGTTAACTGCTATATCACTTATAATATTCCCTTGTAAGTCCTTGTATATATAAGCCCTTGTATTACTATTCCCCCACGAATGTATTGTATCTCTTGATATACCAGATAATAAACAAAATCCCTTTATACTTATCTCTTGATTATGGCAGTAACACATATAGATATACATCTCTAACAGATCATCAACAGCATTAATATTATAACTATTACTAACGGTATGAGGTATAGTTAATATATCGGGATTTGGTTTTATAACGTGTTTATAAATATAGCTCAGCGCTGCGTTCCATTGGCTCGGCAATATATCATACTCACTTTCTATCGCGTTGGATTCGCAGAACATAGACAAATACATTTGTATTTCATTCTCAAATACTTCGACTGTCTGCTCTGCATCCTGTACTCTCTCCATTTTCCGCACCTCCTAACACTTAATAATAAAAAAGAGACCCACAACATATAGTTGCGGATCTCCCGAATCCATTCTCACACCGCCGGGATTTGGGCGGATTTAATTGTATTTAATTTTATAAATTAAAAACCGTTTGTTTGTATGCCCATAATATACACCGATAAAATATAATTGTCAAGCATAGATTAAAAAATATCAATTCCCGAATGTCTGGTTGATCGGATGTCAGATCATCCCCAAAATACCTCGAAAATGATTCAGTCAGTGATTCCACTTTTTCTTTAATATTTCTTTTTCTTCTTGTATTACTTTATCAAATACTTTTAGGTGGTATAATTTTTATACCTAACTGCGGTATAATTTTTATACCATCCAAAAAGCGAAAATATATAAGATGTTTATATAAAATCATGGTTTTCGCTGAAAAATAGCATAAAAACTATGATTTTTAGGAATTTACAGAAGTCATTCAAACTCTTGTAAAACAAGGCTTTTCCGCATATTTGAGCATATAAGACCACATTTCAAATATGTTATAAGGGTCTTATAAATTTTTATGTAGTTTTTAGGCATTATAAAAGGGATGCTTCCGCACCCCTTCCTACTTCAAAATTGAATAAAAACACACTCGAATATTTTTATTATTTTCATTCGTGTTATGATGCCAGACTTTTATATATCCGTTTTCCACAAGCTCTTTCTTCGCTGATTTTAGCGTCATTGGACTGATTCCGGCATCTTCTAGCATTTGTTCATTTGTGCGGTAAAAATAGCCTGTTTTAAACCCGTATTTGCTGTACAGGTAAGATATAACAACGTAAAACCATTTTGCCGATCTGCTCAGTTTTTCATCAGTCATAATAGAGCTGTTACAGGTGAATTTTACGCTCATTCTTGACCAACTCCGAGGAAATCATATAACGTTTGTTTCTCACCTTTATACAGATATTTCCGAAACTTCCGCTTTAATTTATCGGTGTTGTCCTGCTTTCCTCCGAAATCTCTTTCGGGGATTTTCCGTATCTGCTTATAGGTCATTTTTGCAAACTCTTCATCGGTGTATTTTGCGTCTACAATCTCATATCTGGCAGTATCGACAATATCGAAGATAATACGGCAGCCGTCTTTATAATTATCGTTTTCTGGCTCTTCTTCATCCATAAACCGGATAAATAAATCGTTCAGTTCCAGATCATCCCAGAAGAAAACTACACCATGCCACCATCTGCCCGGCTTTATGTATTTTCTTTCGTCCACAAAATTATAAACCGGCTTTCCGTCAATTTCTTTCGGCGGTGCTGTGTTCTGGAAATCATCTTCAAAGTCAAACATTTCTAACGCTTTTAACTGTCGCTCGATTGCGTCATTTGCGAACGCGTTAACGCTCAAATCTGTATCTGCAATCATGGCTCTTGTGCTTTTCGGAAGCCTAATCTTTAAAACGTCAAATTTTTCATCATATTTTTTAATTGCGTTTCTTGTTGATGTTCTAGTTTTATTCATTCTCTTCACCCTCTCCACATGTTTCTTTTCTTATGTTTGTATTTTGCACTTTTTCAAGGTCTTCTAATATCAATCTATTAACATATGCGTTATAGCTTTCATTTGTGACTGATTTTATGCATTCTATCGTACCTTTTGGCATCCTTACTGTCATTCTTTCAAATTTTTCATCGTATCGACTCACAGCCGCCCTTGTACTGTTCTTTGTTTTGTTCTTCAAGTCCTCGCTTCCTTTCTAAAAATATTGGGGGCGAATCTCTCCGCCCCTTTTTTGCTTATGCTGTCCGGTTATTCTGCTTTTTCTTTTTGCTTCAATTCCGGAAATTCAATCCCAAGAATGTCCGCTAGTGCCTTAAGTGCTTCGTACTCTGTGCTGCCCTTTTCAGCTTCACGATTTAAAAATCTCTGCATTTCTTCTTTGGTCATCTCGTTCATGGTTCTCCTTTCTCCCGTTTGGGTTATTGCCTTTCGACAATATTATAATAACATTGTTTTTAGTGTTTGTCAACACTATTTTTAGTGTTAAAAAAATCTTATTTTTTCCTCATCAGTCGGCTCTATTTCCAATATATCCGATGGCTGACATCTTAATATAATGCAAATAGTGTTTATTGTGTCAGTTGTAATTCCTTTACCTTTTCTAAGGTTCTGCATTGTTGCTTCACTCATTATCTTTTCTTTCCTCATTCTTGTTGATGTATACCCGCGTTCAGACAACGCCTTTAATACATCTATCTTATAAGAAAACATTCAAATCACTCCCTTTTTTGTTTTATGTAATTATACAATACTCACATCAGAAACGCAATAAATAATTTGCTATAAAAACATCTTTTTTAGTGTTGACAAACACTATTTTTAGTGTTATATTGATATCAACAAATAAAACAAAAGCCGGTTGAAATCCTAGGAAGACACACAACCGGCACCAATCAAAAAAAAGAAAGGTAAACCCATTATAACAGGGTGAAAGGTAAAAAACAATGAAAAGAACAAAATCCATGATTTACAAAGAAACCTCTAAAAGCATAGATTTATTTTTATACGCAACGAGCGACGACGATTTATACAGAAGAATGATAACGCCGATAATCGAAAACTTAAGAAAGAAAGCCATCAAAGGCGCATATGACAAGGAAAAAGCCGTTGACGCATACTACTACATAGCGACAGAGGCAAGCAAAAATTATAATAAAGATTTTGGCTATTCTTTCAGCGTTTCAGACCGATTCAGTGCAGCTGTTGACATGGAGGAATACTATAGAGAAGATGAAGTTTTTTTGTAATTTATAAACAGCCGAAACGCTCTTAGGAGCGTCAGCCGCGGGATGATCGCCCGGCTCTGAAGATGGCAGATCAGAAAGGGAAAATATGAAAGACTTAGAAATATCCGCTTTCAGGTGTGAGCGTATCAGATGTCTGGTTGTAGCTGAACGGCGGCAGCATAACCATAACCTAGCCCCCACGGGAAAAGGGGAGAAAGTAAGAAAATGAATAAAGCAGTTGAGAAGATGAGAAAAGACGGATACCCTTACAAGATTAAAGGAAACGGCGGTTACATCGCTGTATTGTACGACATTCAGCCGCTATCAGGGCGTGAATATATGGCTATTTATAGATATCCGGGCGGTGTTTGCTGTCATGATTTAGCGGAAATCAAAAGATGCTTTGAAACTTTAGAACAATAGGCTGATTCTGTCCGCCTTTTCTCTTTGCACCTTGACAAATGCCACGCAAAAGGCTATATTTGACGATACAAGCACGTTTTAAGCGTTTACGCTATAAGTCTATGCTTTTACGCAAAAAATCCTTATACAGTCAAATTATAAGTGTATGCGGTACAATATGCGCCACCAGTGCGAAAAATGACGGCAGAAATGCGCTACAAGTCCGCAAATTTCCCGATGGTTTCGCACTACCTCTAGCTTTAAAATCGGTTCAAAATCGGTGTGAAATTTTCAACGGATTTTATCTGAAATTTCGACCCATAAAAGTATATAGGGGGGGCTTTAAAAATTTTTGCAATAAAATTTTCGATATTTTTTAGTTCATTTTTCACTTCAATTTTAACTATAGGGGGGATTTGTTTTTTTCTGCAATATTTTTTCGATATATTCTCCAGAAAAAACGCAATCATTTTGTATAATCAATCTTGACATTTTGTAATCTAATCCTAATTTTCTGCAAAACTCTGATAAAGTCATTACTTCATCTTCGTATTGAACGTGAATGTTGTTTGTTTTGTTATTAGCTTGGGTTTCTGCGTCAGCCCACCTGCAATTCTCTGGTGTATAATTACCGTTTGGATTTATTCTATCAATCGTCAATTCATCGTTATATACATTATGTATTGCCCATTGATAAAATTTTTCAAAGCCATTGTCTCCGAGCCAAATCTTATTAACCGTAATTCCTTTTTCTCCATAATATTTGTAAGATGAACTGTTCTTGTTATAACATCTATAAATCATATTTCTATATATACCAAGCAATCTATTCCTTGATTTATCCCTGCAAGCAGCATTCTTTCTTCCACAACCACAACTGTGATTATTAGAAGTGTTTATCAAGTATTTCTGCTTTTTTATTACAGCGTTTCCACAATCGCATCTGCACAAATATTCAGCGTCTATTCCAGATTTTTCTGAAAGCAACTTAATCACTTTTAGTTTTCCTATTTTGTTTCCCTCAAGATTTCGATTGCATTTTGCATTTTCGTGATAGTATTTACTTTTAGATTCTTTTTCATCACGTCTCCTTTTCGCTTCTGCTTTTATTTCTTCTGCGTAACAGCCGCAACTAGGAGTTTTCGCTTCTCTTAATTTTTTTAAAGAACGTATAACAGTGTTTCCACATTTACATCTAAATTTCCAATAACTACTCTTACCATCAAAATGATCGTATCCAATTGCAGTTAAATAGCCAAATGTTTGTCCTGTAATATCTTTCCTATTCCAGCTCTTTCGAACTGTCATAACATCACTCATGATCTACACCTCCTAAACCGTCAACTGATATGTTCCGTCAAGAACACCCATAGCAAGCTTCATTCCCTGCACGCCATAGAATATGTTATTCTGATTGGCGCAACCGTTTAACAGTTCGTCAAACTCCTCATACAGTTCTGCGCTGACAATTCCTTTCAGCTTTTCCATAAACGGAGCGAAATATTCTACGAATTTATCTCCGTCTTTTGTTGCAAGTATCTGGTTTTCAAATGTGATTTCTAAAAATTTGTCCATAAAAAATCTCCTTTCGATGTTTGACAACTACACCAAAAAGAGATACAATAATTTTGTACACTCCTTTGGTGTGTGCAACGGAGTAGTCATCGGGTCGCCAAACTAGATTGACTGCTCTTCTTTTAAATCTTCTTTTAATTTTTTTATACCACGTCTAACCGCTTCGCCTTTATCCACATTCTCTTGTAAACAATATGAATCAAGAATTGTTTTCGCTTCATTATCAAGTCGAATTGTTATAGGCTTTCCTTTAGGGTTATCGGTTGGTCTACCCGTTCTAGGTGACACCTTATCACTCCTTTCTTTTGTAATACATAATTAATTATATATTTATGTATTACAAAAGTCAACAGTTTTTTAAAAGAAAATAGCGGTAGATTTCTCCACCGCTATCAACACATTAAAAATTATTCTGTTTTCTTACTTTTTACGATCGCAACAACTGCTAAAATAGCATTAATCAAACACCAACTTGCCCAAATTTTTAAATCTGAATAACTTCCTGCCATTACGAATCCAAAAAATGTAGCCAATCCGAAAAGAATAACTAAAGCAATATTTCCGCCTTTTCCTTTTGCGTTTCTAGTAGCGATTGAAACAATTCCTCCAGCAAGCATTAAGATTGAAAGAACAATTCCTCCACTTCCACCAACTTCCCCTGTTTCCCCAAGCGTGTTTCCGATTCCAACCGCGCAAGATTGAAAAGATACCACTACGAATAAAATAATTGACAAAATACCAGATACCAATTTCCAAGTTTTCATAACAAATTTCTCCTTTTTTATTGTACTTCTAAATTAAATATAGCTGAATACTCATTGTAATCGTCGTCATAAATCGAAACATAGTCTTTAAAGCTTCCGGCATTTTCAACGCCTATCGTAACTTCTGCTTCACAAAACGCTCCTGTAGGAACTGATTCTGGATATTTTTCAGTATCACCGGGATAAGAACTTGCCACTTTTCCGGCATTGTCCACAACTTTCGATTCAAAATTAACATACAAATCTTCTTTTAATCCGATGTTTTCATATGTATAATTAATTACATACACTGCGGCTGGATTACTTTCATCAAATTGATTACGATAATCTGTTGCGATTACAGAATTTACAGTAACTTTAAACTTCCCATCAACTTCCCATGTTTCGCCTACTTTAAATTCTTTTGTTTCTTTACTCTCCTCTTCCTTCTTTTTAATTTCTTCTAACTCTTCCTTGTACTGATCGCGTTCTTTTACAACCTTGTCGTATTCCGCTTCTGATACTCCGCTTTCTTTTCCACTTCCACAAGCCGTCATTGATAAAGCCATTGTCCCTACGAGTAACATTGATAAAATTTTCTTTTTCATCCTCATATCCTCCCATTCGTATGATACCAACATTCTACCACAAAAAAGCGTAAAAAGAAAGAAGTAGACTAGGCTACCTCTTACCTTTATTAAATGCACTATTTTTATATGTATTCCACAACCCTGCTGTCGAATATCGGCTTTGTGATAACTCGAAAATCAGTCTTGCTCTTGTCATTTCAGGATTCGTTTTCCTAACATATTGCAACAATTCATCTATTTTATCCATATCGCACCTCTCTTGACATTGCACTCATTAAATCATCCAGAAGATAAATTAAATCTTCTCCGTAAATGCTGATCCAATCCGCAAGAAATTCTTCCTGTTCAATCGGAATCGAAATATTATAGGACATCATAAAACAGTGGCATAATTCATGGCATAACACTTTTTTAAGAAATGCGCCGGATAGCAAATCGGATAAATATACGCAATCGTCATTCCCGTCTGTAACACCTACTGTCAAAGAGCCATCACTTCTATGTAGTTTTTCACTTGCAGCATTTACAAATTCAATATGCCACATTCGATTATTGATTATAAATGTCATGTTATCACCTACTTAAAAAGGGGTCTGATTCGACCCCTTAAATTTTAGACTACCTTTTGAGCAAGTACCTGCAACTTATTCTTAAGCAATGTTTTTTCCTCGTTTGACGCATCGGAAATCATTTCTGTAATGTCGGTTCCAAGTTCGCTCATGTATTTTTCCAGCTCTTTCATTTTATGCTGCTTTTCTTCGGCGGAATTACCGGAATGATTTTCTTTAGTCTCCATATATGAACGCCTACTCATACCAGAGCGTCCTTCTCTGACATCACGTCCAGCTTCACCGCTGTAATAACTACGACTTCTTCCGGAAGAAGTGAAATTTGATCTTTCCATTCCTCCGGATCTTGGATCAGATCCGCTACCGGAATAATACATTCTTCCTTCAGACCGATCCATATCACGATAATATTCCGGTTCATGTTCACGATACATTTCCGGAGTCATGTGGTAATACGGCGTATAACTTCTACGTCCATCACCACGTCTCATAAATCTGCCAGATGTCTTGCTTCTAGGCTGCCCACGGTAATATCTGCGCATATCGAAATCTTCATAATCTTCGGATTTTTCATCTTCCGGGTCATATTCATTCATTGCTTCAATCACTGTTTTGTAATAGCAAGCCTCAAGGTAATCTTTCTTTGCACACATAAGGTCTTTGTAAATATCTGCAACATCTCCAAATTCTTTCGTGTCTACATTATCAATTCCCTTGTTAAGCTGTTCAGCCATAGTTTCTTCTATTTTTTCTAGCATTTCATGTAATTTATGCATTATGCGTCACCTCCTGTCGGACCGGGTGCTACTGCCGTACCTTCTCCGTTAATTGCTCTCAAATTATTTGTTGTGCAACAAACTCTTTTACACAATCTAAATGTGCCGGAATCTGCGGACGTATGAACAATAGTTGCATATCGTGTACGCGTTTTGATACCGCATGCACTTACTGGTTCGCATCCAGGCTGTGTAAGCGGATACAAAACACTTCCTTCCCCGATTTGGATAAAAACCGGGGCGTTAATCACTGTTGTATCAGGAATTGCCTGTCCAACAACGATACAATATTTTTCATTATCGTTATAAGAGCCTGCCGGAATTCTTATAACAAGACCTGTTCCGGCTGTGTATACGACTGATTCTGAAATAATCAAACGATTACAAAGCCGGCAAGTATTTTTACAAGCCATAATATTTTCCTCCTTAAATCAATACGGGATAAGCCTTTAGACCTATCCCATAGAAATGTTATCAGCCTAAATCGGCGAGTTTATTTAATTACGCGCATCCACAACCGCAAGAGTTGTAGTTAGGAAATGTGACTGGCTGTGGCGGTTGAACCACGTAAGCCGGTTGCGGACAATCAACTCCAAGTCTTCGGATCAATTCCGCTGTCTGTGCATCCTGACTAGCAGTGATGTAAGCATTCTGAGCTGTCTGAGAAGCCTGGAACTTAAGGCTCTGATTTTCAGCCTGAAGAGATGCAATCTTGTCCTGTGTTAAGAAGTCAAGGATTGCTCTTGTTCCTGCGTTCTGACCCTCGATAATATCTTTCGTGCTGTTCTGAATCACGTTTCTTGTGTCGCAAGCCTGAGTTGCAATGTCGTAACGAACTTGTGAAATTGCTTCTCTGTTATCACAGCAACACTGAGCCAACTGTGCAGACATATTACAGAAACCACGCTCTACGCCATTAAATCCCTGCATCATGCCCATATTTACGCCGTTGATCGCGTTGTTTGTTGCGTATGTACTGTCACAAATACCCTGCTGAATTGCAGTAATTCCACTCTGCAAGTTATTCAGAGCGAATCCCTCGTTTATGTCGGTGCGTGTTGCAAGCCCTTGTAATCCCGGTGAATTTGCTCCACCGTTACCGCCAAAGCCAAAGCCGTTACCCCATCCTCCAAAAATTGCGAAAATGAGAATAATCCAGATCCATCCCCAACCATCGCCGCCAAAGCCATTTCCGTTGTTTCCATTACCATCAATAGAAGCTACCAATGGAACGGAACAATTACCTGTATTGAACATATTAGATGTCCTCCTTATTTTGTTTATTCATAAAGAGGAACTTAAGTATTATGCCGGCAACCTCTAATATGCTACATTCCTAATTGCTGTTTTACTTTTGTTATCGCTTCATCCGGGTTTATCCCTTTTTCCCTGCATAAATTTCTTGCGAGTTCTTCAACCCCTTTTGAATCTCCTTTTTGTGCCATTTCAAACGCGTTTTTCATAATCGGATTATTCATAGACGGATTATTCCCCATCATCTGTTGAAAAATCTGCTGCGGATTCCCTCCATTTTTCATCATTTGACCAATCATCATTAAGGGATTCATTGTGCTTCACTCTCCTTTTTAGTCCTAGAAACCGCTGTTTTAGTTATAGGTTTAGACATAGATTTTTCTAATTCTTCTATCTTGTCTTTTAGTTCATCAAACCTTTGCATAAATACCTCTGTAACCTCGTTATCCATTCCTATTTTCATTTCTGTAGGTGAGGATATAGAATTGCTTTGTTGTTCTTCTAAAACTGGCTTAAAAACGACCGTAGCGATTGTTCCGTTTGGTGTCCATGATTTTAAATAAATTTCCGACATATCTTTTTTAGGAAAAATCGCAACGCTTCCATCCATCGGAACGTCATTTGCTGTAATCCGATCTACAGAATCCACAACTTTTCCATTCAACCCTATAGGCATTTGCTGAGTCTGCATCTGCATTTGTGGTTGTTGCAATGTCTGTTGATATTGTTGTAAACCTGCCAACCTATCCATATAAGGCTGTTGCGGATTGTACTGTTGACCATAATTATTCATCTGAGGATAATATTGCGGATAAGTCTGCATAAGGATTTTCCTCCTTCATATCTTCTAAAACTTTTTGAAACGCATGAACCGCAGTTGATTGACATCCGATCGGGATCTTTTGCATTTCTTCATTTGCAAAAATTCTTTCTAAAAATTCATCGGTAAGCATAAGAACTACCTCCTTATGATTAAATTTTCGCATAAAAAAAGTGAGCGGAATAATCAAGATCCACTCAACTTTTCATCACTGTATAAGACTTTTCCCTATATTATTTGCGTACCATCTGCGTACCATTTGAGTACCAATAACCAATAAATATATATCAATTTATGTAGAGTAGTGTAAGGATGTAATACCTGCAAAACACTATAAAATGTAGAACTTAAACACATATAATCAATTATAAAGAATAACATGAAAAAGATTAAAATATTACAATACCTAATTTCATATTTATCTTTCCCTGTTCGAAATCCCCTGATTTATGTGGATTTTCGCCTTTCTATATATTTTTCAAGTACCAATTTGCGTACCAATTTTATATTACTTTTAACCCAAATTCAATATTTTCTATCTCTTTTGCTTTCTCATCATCAGTCACATGGACGTATAAATTCATCGTAATTCCTATATTTGAATGACCTAAAATCATTTGTAATGTCTTTGGTCTCATTCCTGATTCGATACATCTTGTGGCGAAAGTATGTCTCAAAACGTGCATGGAAAACCTAGGGATCCCCGCCTTATCACAATAATAAAAAAGTTTCGTGTCATATGCACTATTTTTAGTTGGCGTTCCTTTTTTACACAAAAAAACTGTATCAGAGAACTCTATCGGTATTATTTTTATCTTTTTCAACTTTTCTTTTTGATTTTTAAGAATATTTATCGCTTCATGTGTAAGAGGAATATCGCGAACGCTATTTTTTGTTTTCGGTTCTCCGATACGCCATTCCCTGTAACAATGTCGATATTCCATTGTTCTTCTAATATGCAAAATTTTGTTCTTGAAATCGATATCTGACCATCTCAATCCTATCAATTCTCCTACTCTAAGTCCGGTCTGCAAGACAAAAGCATATTGATTATAATTACTACTATCTTTAACTGTTTCTAAAAACAACCTCTGTTCATCAATCGTCAGAGCTCGCTTTTCCTTTGGTTTTCTGCCGCTTGTGCATTTAACACTCTTTGTTACTGGGTTTTTAGTAATCAGTTCATTTTCTAAAGCGCTGTCAAACATCATCCACATAACAAGCCGACTATGTTCGATAACAGAATTTGCATATTTTTCTGACATATTATTAAGAACATTTTGGCAATGTAAAGGCTTTATATCCTTTAAAAGCATATCACCTATATGCTGTTTTATATTCTTTTCATATCTCTCGTTATAGTTTCTCCTTGTGTTATACCGTATATTATCGCCCTTTACGTTATCAATCCAATACCGATACCATGCTTCTACTGTCGGATCGTCTCCGTTAAGAACATTTCCATGTTCATCGTCGAACTGTGCGTCCGCCATCCATTTTCTGCACTCTTGCAACTTAAAAAACTCTCTTTTTATTCGTTTACCATTTCGTTTAGTAAATCTCGCCACATATTTGCCATTTTTTATCTGACAAATTCCAACGCCTAACTCCTTTCCTTTCAGATCTTTTCCCATAAAATAGCTCCTTTCTAAAGAAAAAAGCCTTAATACAGTAATTCATATATTACCACATAAGGCTTTATAAGTCTATATTTCTATTTGATTGCCAATGTATTTTTCAAACTCTTTTCTTCTTATCAACCTTTTTCTTCCTATATATATAACAAATGGACATTTTGGCGAGTTTGATATCTCCCTTAATTTATTTACTCCTATGTTGCTATATTCAGCAGCTTCTTCTAGCGTTAAATTCATCTTCTCCCAAATTGGAACTCTGTTTTTCATATTCAAATCGCTTCCTTCTACTTTTTCTTTAATTACTGATATTTTTCTTCCTACCGTTGCAATAGAACACCTTATGTATGAGGAAATTTCCTCATAACTTTTTTCTTTTACCAAGCAATCTAAAATTTTCAATTCTTCATCTGTAAAGTTGCATATATTTTTTAATTCTTCAAGTTCTGGCTTAGTCAATGAGGATAAGTATTTTCCTAATCTCATAAGCCATTATTCCTTTCTTCTAAATTGATATATTTTTTCGTTTAAGCCAAGATTCTGCTGTTTCTCTTCGCATCTGCTCTCCCTGCTCCCGGATCAGCACCGCAGCCTGATATGGCTTGTGATTCATCTGACGCTTTGCCGTCGCGGATGGATCATGCTCTGCCATCTGCTCAATTCCGCGTTGCCGGATGCTCTCTGCCTGCTTCCGGCGCTGTGCTTCGTTTGTTTTGGCCTTTCTCAGCATTTCTTTTCCTCCTTGTATGGTTCTGGAAGAGGTTGCCATGCAATAACATTATGCTTATTTGTATACCATCTTTCTCCCTCTTGTTTTCTAGTCCACCATTCTTTTTCGCAATTATTATACACTCCCATACATACTTCTCCATCTTCAAGAGTAACCAGTTGCATATCATAGATTCCTTTATGATTATCTTCCGGTAACCGCCCTTGTACCGGAATCCAACCGTTATCATCACAAGATACCTTTGCTTCTCCGTAAAACTCAAAGTAATCATTAAGCCATTTAACAACATAATCCAATTTGAAAGAACTATACCCTATGGTGTATTCATCTTCACCGACTTTTTTAAACTTAATATGATAATATGGTTTTCCATCAATTTGTCTGGTTATTATCTCTGCGCTTGTTACTTTCTCTTTTTCAACTTTTTCCATTTCAGAAATAGTTTCATCCATGTGTGAACGGATAAACTCTGTTGCTTCTTCAATTCCTTGTACAATATATGTACATTTATCCTCTTTGTTTCTTCTTTGATACTCAACGATATCGTCAAGATCGCATTCGTATACATCTTTTGTATATTGCGTTACCTCTTCCAAAATCTTCTCTAATATTTCCATATAGTTCATCTCCTAAGTATAATTCACATTCTATTTTTTATATAATCTTCAACATCACTTTTTGCATTTTCCGGCTCACAATAAATCCTGCATCCTGTCACCGTGCTGTCCACTAAATCAGAATCATTAAAATCTGCGCCATTCTTTTCAAGCCATGTGTCTAATTCATTACATACGTCAATCAAATTCTTTGCAAGTTTCTCGCGCCGGTCAATAAGTCTTTGAACTTTCTTCGGAATTTTCATCACTCCACCTCCGTAAAATCAAGTAGGAACTCTTTTACTGTTTGTCCTGTGTATCGATACGCCCTATCATCCACACAAATCTGTGCCGGCAACTTTGTTCTCGTTATGCCAACAAAACTAAGTTCTTTGAAAAATGTTTCGTCAGAATTAATAATTTCTGCTTTCATACTAAACCCTTGCTTATCCCACCATTCTTTAATCTGTTTTGGTTCTCTTGTTGATAAAATAAACACGGGTACCTTCATTGTATTCAAAAGCAATATCAAATCTAAGACTCCAGGGTTATACTCGTCATAAATACTTCCATCTTGCCAACCTTTAGAATATTTGTGTATCACTCCATCAAAATCAAATGCTACTGCATGACCTTTTTTATATTTAATTCCATTCCTTTTGTCTCTAATTTTATTTTTATATCCATTCCTTTCTTGTCTAAATCTTGTCTGACTCTCCGACCAATCTATCACCTGCAAACAAGACAAACAACATGGCAATCCGTTCTTCCTATCTGCAAGAATCGTTGGGTATTTTTCATATTTATGCATAAGTACATTTCCACAAATTGGGCAAGCGTAATATTTATCCTCATATTCAATCGGCTTCTTCGGCAACTGCTTTTCCAGTGCTTCGATTGCAGTTCTGGCATTATCGGCAACCATTGTATGATCACATCTATCATAGTTATCGCACTCTTCACACACTGTATCGTCTGCAAATGATTTCATGCAATATATCGCTTCTCTAACTTTCTTTTCGTCCATCTAATCACTCACTCCAATCTAATCTTTGTCCGCACTTAGGGCAGAAATCATAATCATCATAATCTACTTCATAATGTTCTTCACAATTCGGACATATCCATGTATCATAGATTATGCTTCCCTCATTGTCATATCCATCGCCTTCGTAATCCGGATTCTTCGCCGTATCCCTTTCTTTCAGTCTATATGCTTCCTCCGGATCCAGACCACTCTCCTCATAGTCTTTCAGCTTGCACAGCGCACCGTATATCTTTTCTTGTGTGTTCTTTGTAATGATCTGCCCCACATAGGTATCTTTCCACGGCAGACCTTTCAAGCACCAGTTTCCTTGTTCATCCTGTTCGGTTAATCTTCCCATCTTGTCCATCACCTCACCCCTCCAAAAAAATCATCAATTGTCATTTGCCCCGGGATATTATCGTCTTCCATCCACCAAAGAAAAACTTCATATCCATCTTTCCATTTGCTCTCTTTTCCTCTTCTTTTCCGTTCTTCCAACATTCTGTCAAAAGCGTGGATATATAGTTTCTTATATTCCGGGAAGTCTGCAAATTCTTTATAACGCTTCTTGCTTGCAAGCGGACATCCGATACATCCAACACGATCATATCCACATTGATAAAGTTCACATGTTTCGATATGCTCTGAATTTATAAATTCCCATATATCCGAATGCGTCCAGTCTATGATTGGATTGACGACCATTTTATTCTGTTGCATACACAACTCACTCATTCGTCTCCGTGAATCATTGTCATTCATAAGTACAATCTTGGAAAAATGTTCTTTCTGATTTGGCGCCGAAAATTCATTCCATTTTTTTCTTGAAGTGCTTTCATCCCACCTTACTCCTGTGGCTATATATCTGTTTGCGCATCCTGTTTCTTTTAAAACAGAACAACAATATCTTACTATTCTCGTTGGCGGCATTAACTTTTGCGGTATCAATTTCCACATGCTTGTACGTTCTCCTTGGTATGTTGGTTTTTCAATCTCGCACTTGATACCATCCAGTTCTAATCGTTGGAATACCTCTCGTATATGCCTTACCGTCTGCGGTGCATCTGCTGTCGTATGGCTGTTATGCACCTCAAACGGAATACCGGATCGTTTGAATAGTTCCAGCATTACATCCGAATCTTTACCGCCAGAATATGTACAAACAAGCGGTTTTTTGTAATGATGTAAACTCATGTCAGATGCCGTTTTTATCCTTTCGATCGCTTTTTGCTCCTTATCCATTTGTATCGTCCTTTCCGCAGCAGTACCCGACCAGATACCCGATCAGGAACGCTATCAAAATAATTATTACCGATGCCATCTTTACACTTCTTTTTCCTTTCTCACAAATCCCTTTAAAACATTTACTCCCGTTTCATCATACAAAGCTTCATTGATTAAAATGAAATAATCACTATCATTTTCTGCGTAATGTAATTGCTGCGTTGCAAAATCAATAAACCTCAAAATCCTACGCTTTGAATATCCCTCATATCTATGAAGGTAATCTGCTGTTATGAGGAAAAACAAGTCCATAGCATTTCTTACATCTTGATTGAACTTTTCGTCTGCTTTCTGTTTTTCTATTCGCTTATGTGCATTGTTTGCCCAACTCATTTACCTTTCACCCTTTTCTTTCTCTTTCGTTTTGAACCGGCATACATGAAAGCTGCCATATTACCAGTCTTGTATCCAATCGACTGCTTCCTTGGACTTCCATTAAAACTATGCTTGATTGTTTGTGCCATTTCTGTTCACCTCCATCAATTTGCTTTCAAGTGAATCCATGTCGTACTGCCTACGCTCAAAATTATTAAATTTATTCTTTTCATTCTTATTATTCTTTCTTTCTTGTTTGTGCGCTTTTGATGTTCCTTTTGTGTTCTTTTGTTGCTCCTTTGCTGTTCCCTGATACTGATAAATATCATAATTCACAATGGTTATTGCTGTTCTCTTATTGTTCGCATCTCGGACGATCATGGATTCACTTTCCAAAAACTTCAAGAACAACTGAACCTTTTTTCTTCCCCATCCCCATCTGTCCATCAATTTCAGTTCTGACGTGATAAAACTACCACGTTTAATTTCTTCAACCTTATTCCCGACCATGCACTTGTTGTCTGAATGATTTGCCAGAATAATAAGGTCAATCCACGCTTGCCCCTTTGAAAAAGGCTTATCACTCCATATTTCGTGATATGAAATATCTCTATGTATTTTTATCCAACCACTCATTCCAAAGGTACTCCGTTATCATCAACTTCCTGTTTTAAATAATCTAACCAATAATCAGCATCCGTCAAACGTGTCACATCCATCTCTTGAATACATGCAGCAAGGAAAAGAGCGGATCCGTAAAGGCTCATGGTGTCCAATAAATCTTTGCGATTCCCGAAAGATTTTTCTGTGTCATTTGCTATATCGTCTAATGTCATTTGGTAATATCCAGACATTTAACCATATCCTTTCTCAAGTTCTGATTTTATGTATAAATCCATAGAATGCAGTAGTTTCACTGTATTTCCATGTGATGCATGATTCTTCCATGCTTTATATCGCTGTTCAAACTCTTTTTCTGTAATTCTTCCAGCTTTCAACAAACGAACCATATTTCTGACTTTTTTCTTTGCTCTACGCTTATTTTCGGAAGTCAACCGCCGGATATATTTTCCGTCTTTCGTCACATAATGATGAAATCCTAGGAACCGTAGTCCATTCTTGACCGGACAAATCTGTGTCTTTCCATTCAATAATAGTCCAAGGCTTGATAACATTTCTTCGATATGTAACAGACATTCTTTCAAATATTCCTTGTCACGGTGAATCAAATAAAAATCATCCATATAACGTCCGTAATACCTAATACCAAGTTCTTCGGTTATCATATGATCTACACAGTCTAACATCAGGATGGCATATAACTGCGCTACTTGATTTCCAAGTGGGAGTCCTACTCCGTCTGTGCTATCAATGAATAAATGGTTCAACCACGTTGTGTAACTATCTGGGAAATAATAGTCCACAATATCTTTCAGAATTTCATGGTCAATGCTGTAAAAGAATTTCGTAATGTCACATTTCAATATCCAACCGTCAAGTCCGTGCTCGTTGTAAAAGGACAACATCTGCTCTTTCAGCTTATCCATTCCATACAACGTACCTTTTCTTATCTGTCCGGCAGAATTCGTCTCTATGAACACGTTTTTCAATCGTGGGTGCAATATATTGTCGCACAAGCAATGCTGAACAACCTTATCTTTGAATGAACAGGACATTATCACTCGTTCTTTCGGTTCATAGATCTTGAACTGACTGTATTTGCCAATTTGATAAGTCTGATTCTCCAACTGTTCTTTCAGTAGGTGAATTCCCTCAAGGCTCATATTTTGAAATCTTGCACAACTTCCATTAAGACTTTTACCACGCTTTGCATTTCGATAAGAACGATATAAATTTTCGAAATTCGTAATAATGTCCTTGTCCATTTCCAAAACTCCTTTGTATTTACCCGTTTTGGGAAGGTCATACATCTTTTTGTATCTCTTTCTCTGGTTTTGGCTTGATGCCTACTCCGACTGTCTGTAATACAGAATGGGCGAACACCGTTGCTGTTATTGTAGTTCCTGTTGTTGATGTCGCCAACCGGCGAAACAACGGTTTAACGATATATAACCTATGATTTTACTATCTTCCTCTATCTTTCTTCCTCCAAGCGATCGTCATGTGTTTAATATCTTTTACCATTTTCGACCAATATTCCATGCTTTTTGTATTGATGATGTTTAGTTTCATAGATAATTCGATATAAAACAACATCTCATCGCAATATGTAATCGCTTTGGTCTGCAATTCCAGACGTTCACGTTTATATTCTCTTATGTCAGTCCGGTTTGCTTCCATCAATGATTCGTAGATACAAAGACATTTATTTTGCATTTTATCTACAAGTGAAAACCGATATTTTTTTGGATAACGGTTACAGTTCGATGTCAGTCTCAATGTATGCTCGGAAAGTTCCATTGCTTTTAAAATTACCTGCAACTCTGTTTCTGCCATTTACTCATCCTCTGATTCAAAGAGCGTAGATGAAAAGATACAAACTGGGCGAACACCGCTGCCGTTATAGTAGATCCCGAAGCCGATGCCGCCAACCGGCGAAACAACGGAAACATAACTTGAATCCTCGTTACATTTTGTGCTATACGGTGAAAGCATCCACCACCATTCATCAAAATTTGGAATCAGACTTCGATACGTTCTGTATTCATCAATCGAAATCAATGAAACAAAATCTTTGCAAGCTCCGTACTCTGTTTGACCATCAAGAGACAACAGATTGCGTTCAAACTCAATCACATTCTCTTCACCAATTTCTTCACAGATTTTTTTATATATTTCTGTATTGAGATAATTTCTTAAATTACTTGATGTCCATTTGTTGCATTCTGAATCAAATGTTTTATCTCCTAGAGATTCCATACAAATGCATAGCATGTCATTTTCATTCGAATCCAGAATCTTCCATTTCTTCCCAATTAATTCAAAGGTATCTCCGATTTTTAATCCTGCGAGCTTTTCCGCTTCTAATTTTGCTTTTAACTTTTTTAATTCATTTAAACCGTCGTCTAACTTCCGTTCCAGTTCATTTAATTTTTGCTCAAGTTTATTTCTCATCGAATTTTCCTCCCAAAGATACAAAGATATTAGATTTAAGATACAAAACTGGGCGAACACCGCAGCTGCCATAGTAGCGCCTGTAGTCGACGACGCCAACCGGCGAAACAACGGCGATTGGATATTTCCATCTATCATTGCTTGTCCACGGAGTCATTGTCCACCAATAATCATCCAAATCTTTATTCACGATCAACGGATTGTATTTTCTAACTTCATCAAATGTCAGTAACCGGATTCTTCCAGTCACATCTTCATAAATATTCTGATTATCAACTGTTGTTAATTTCACAGTCTGTGAAAGAACATTGTCTTTTCCAACAGTTGCTTCAATCTTCGGAAGAATATCTTCATACAACACACGCTGCACATTAGAACCATTGAAATCAGTGTTATCACCAAATTTCACATTTTCTTCCATGAAACCCTTTGAAATAATCAATGTTCCGCCATCATCATGGTCTAACACCACAAATTCATCTTCCCCAAGGTCAATCACACAGCCCGGAGAAACTGTGGAAAGTTCAACTTTATCCGATATTTCCTTTTCCTCCAACATTGCTACTAATTCTTTTGCTTTTTCTAAAATTTTGTTCATGTTACACATTTAATTTCCTCCCATATAATTTTCGGTTCCTAACAGTTCCTTAAACTTCTCAAACTGTCTCTGTGAAATCTTATTGTTCTTCTTGTCATCTCTAATTTCGATTTTAAGGTGCTTTTCTGCGATAGATGATAATTCCCTTGCCAAATTCAATCTACCTTGTTTCAAACCGTCATGATAGCCTTTCTGCGGTCGGTAATCTGCAATCTGCGACTTTCCCTCGCCTTGGCTGCCAGAAGTTTTGTTTCGTAACTGGTAACCTTTATCTGCATACGCTTTTATAAAATACTTCTCAGCTTCATCGAGTTTATCTTTTGAAAAGTGCATACATCCAACTTTCCACCCATATGTATTATCTTCTGAGTACAACCCATGCTTTTTTAGAGAACGGTCAATATGCTGTTCATATCCAGATAGGTGTTGTGCTAATCTCGTTAAAATATGTACTGCCTGTCCGACATAAGCGTATCGGAAACCTTGTTCATCTTCTCTTGCCAGAAAGTAAATTCCGCTTTCATCGTCTAATTTTGAATTAACCTCAAGCAACCGCTGTTTATTCTTCTGCTCAATAGCTTTTATCTGTCTAAAGTTTTGATAACTCAATATTTATCACTCCCTAATTTTTGTCCGCACTTATTGCAAAAACTTAACCAGTAATCAAGAAAACTATCCCCTGTATTTGTTGTGGCTATTTCTCCGCAACATGGGCAATACGGTACTCTGTCCTTAAACTCGTATTTCTTAGGTATCTGCTTTTCCAATGCTAGTATTGCCATATCGCAACTACTTTCGACTTCTTCATCGTATCTATGAAATCTCTTAATTGATTCTTGCATTCCGATCGCTTCTTGTATTGTCATTTTTCGTCACTCCAATCTATACAAAAGGAACTTCATCGTCTATATCTGACGGAATGTGCATGAATCCATCCGAATCAGTAGGAATATTTCCATAAGGCGACGGACCAGCCTGTACATTGTTGTTATTCTGCTGATTTGCATTTTTACTCTCTGCAAATTCCTGCTGCTCAACGAAAATATATGCTGACTGTCTTTTGTTTCCGTCCTTGTCTGTATAGTTGTCAATCTGCATCCGACCACGAACGATCATTTTCACACCTTTTGTGATATACTTTTCTGCAAATTCAGCAGTTTTTCCAACTGCCTTACACATGATAAAATCTGTTTCTTTATCTCCGTCCTTTTTGTACGGTCTATCAACTGCAAGAGTGTAATTTCCAAATGCTGTTGATTTTTCACCTTGCGAATATCTCACTTCTGCGTCTCTGACCGCACGACCGACAATTACAATGCTGTTCATTCCTTATCCTCACTTTCTGCCAATTCTCTGATAATGTCCGGTATAATCTGCCGATACATTCTTTGTTCTTGCATGAAGAACGCACACGCCCCGATTGCTGATTCTTCGCTTTCTCCATGACCGACATTCTCAATTGCCTTATCTGCTAAAATTCTGCACTTTTTCGCAGATTCTTCGCAATGCGAAAGAATATCTTTGACTTTTAATGTTTCTTTCATTTCTCACCTAAAACGGTTCCAACCGTAATTCCCTTTCTATACCTTTTTCTGCTACCCACACATCTACATCACAATCGACCAATTCTTCTATTTCCTCTCTGAATCGTTCAGGATTTCCATTCTGTGAACTTAAATGCAGTAAGCCTACACTTCTTAGCATTGGACTGTTAATCGTCTGTATGAGCCTTTTACAAGTTTGTAATTCCATGTGTCCTTGCAGTACATGATTTGTTTTACCTTGATTTTCTTCCACATCTAAGTAATCCTCGGAATAATTGCACTCGATCATTGCATGGTTGATACCCATTTTTGAGAAATCATATTTGCAATATTCTGCGTCTGTAATAAATAGCAAGCAACCTATTTTTTCATGTTTAATCAAGAAACCGTCACATTCTGTACCGTTATGTGGTGACTGGAACGGTATCACTTGGAATGAACCGATTTTTGTAACGTGCATACGATTCATTCCAACCGTCTTTTCTCCGTAGATCGTTTCAATCCGTTCCTGTACCTCATCAGAGGTGTAACACTTGATACCGTATTTCATGTACTGCTTGATATACTTTGCATGATCTCCTTAACCATGCTCATGAGAGATAAGGCATCCGGCAACTTTACTTGTCTGATAATCAATCGCACGCAACATTTCTTTCGACGGAACTCCACATTCTATTAGTAGAACTTCATCATCTGAAATGAGTGCATATCCATTACCACTACTACCGGAATTTATACATTTCATAAGCATTAGACCACCTCCTTGTAAACATTTTCCTTTCCATCAATCATTTGTCCAAATATTGCAACAAGCACATTCTTCACAATCGAATTCCCTGCTTGTTTATACAACTGTGTATTTGAATTTACTTCTTGTGCTTTTTCAAAATCATAATCTTTGAAATCCATTAATCTCCAACATTCTCTCGGAGTTAGTTTTCGTATTCTGTATTGTATATCAATGCAATTATTGGTTTGCATCACTAGATTGTCTTTCTGAACGCTTGTGAGCGTATTACTCGTTCCGTTTTGATTTATTTCCAAGCATTGCTCTGTATGTACTCCTGACGTTCTGTCTGATGGATTCTCTGGATTTCTGCCTCTCATAGCAACACAAATCGTATTGTCTTTCCTGATTGCATCTGCCGTTGCAATTTTAATTTGCTGCGTTCCGCCACCCTCTATTGTTGTGATATTAGGGCAAATTCCTTTTTCGTCATACACAGTATTCGATTGATGTTTTCCGGTTCCGCTATCCATAAATCCTAATTGTTTTGGATTATCAATAATCATTGGCTGCTTTCCACCTCCTTGGCACGTATTAATTGTTGGACATAAATTGTTTTTTTCATATACATTCCCTGCATAATTCCCACCGGAGAATCCATATAAGTTTCCAATTTTCTTTTCTTTCATAACAACTCCTAAATCATGACTCTCCGCCTTTATTGTTTTAAACATATTCTTCATCAATCGAATGACGAATATCTTGCTGTTGTTACAATAAATGCTACCTAAGATTTCCTCCATTGCTCTACTACTCCATTTCCAAGCTGCATCTTTCCATAACCTTTGTAATCTCTAGCAAGCAAACAAGTTGCCGTGTCTGTTTTTCTTCCAATGTTTTCATTGTTCAACAACCACGGTTCCGTCTGCACTAAGGTTCGAGATCCCTGCATCATATCTTGCTTTGATACAGTTTGCGACATCTCGTTTCCTTGGATTATTGATTGTTCCGTCAACGACAGTTCTGTCCGTCTGTCTGTCTGTCTGTCTGTCTGTCTGTCTGTCAACATTGTATTTTCAAGAGTTCCGTTGTCAATCAATTGACGAATCAGCTTATCTGCTTTCTCATTTTTGATATAATACTTTTCGTCAACTTCATCTTCCAAGTAATCCTTCATATTCTTAGTTAGTTCTATCGGTTCCGGAAACTCATATTTATAATTTCCTAAAATACTAACCATGAAACATCTATTTCTGTTTTGTGCAACTCCGTAATTTTTAGCATTCAAATCTTGCCAATAATTTGAGTAGCCTTTGCTTTTGAGAAATTTGATCCACTCCTCAAAATCTGCAATATTCTTCTTTCCATGTACTTGTGGAACATTTTCCATTATCAAAACTTGAGGAAGGTTCTCAACCTCATTCAATAATCTTTCGACTTCCCAAAGTAATCCCGATCTCGTTCCATCGCCTTTAGCCATTCCTTTTCCTTTACCTGCGACCGATAAATCTTGGCATGGAAATGAATATGTCATCAAATATGTAAATTTTTCTACATCTTCAATTCCTAAATCTGAACCATGAATTTTGGTAATATCCATTGTCGGAAATTCTGTTCCATGAATTGCGTTATAACTTTTAATAGCATACTTATCGAATTCAACCACTCTGTAATGTTCAAAATCTGCTCCTAAATCTCTAAGCGCCATTGCTTGACTTCCAACTCCTGCGAAAAGTTCAATCAACCTAATAGGAGTTTTAATTTTGAATAAAGGCTTTTCATTGTCAAAAAAGCTTAATTGTTCAAATTCAATCATTCTCTCTTAATCCTTTCCAACTGCCTATTCAACTTGATATCAACCATAGATTGAATGTCGGTCTTTAGGAGATATGCCATTTGCAACAACATAACCTGCACATCTGCTATTTCCTCAATAAGATTGTCATATTCCTTTGTGAACAACGGAATTTTCTCTGGGTCATTCGGCAATTCATATTTCCCACAACCAAGCTGATTTCTCCAAAACTTGTTGATGGCTTGTGTCAGTTCTGCCATCTCTTCAATGCACTGTCTGCTCTGCGCATCATATCCGTAATGGTCAGCGATTATTTTTATTTTCTCCGCTTCGTTCATGCTATACCTCCACTTCTTCATTTTTTGGAAACTGAAAAATCACGTTATTGACATATTCGATTTTCGACTTTTTGTCATCTGTGATTGCGACAATTCCATTCATTTTTGTTCTTTCAAACATTCTCTCAACATCTTCTGATGGTTCCACATTCTGAAAAATAACTGGCATTCCTGCATAAGCACTTCTCATCATTCCCATTGCTTTTACGGCTTTTTCTTGTGTAGAATATTTTGCAACTGATGACATATATAATTCTGCTGGTGGAGCAGTACATCCTATTGTTGCTACAATCCTATTGTCTTTTGTAATTGAAAACACAAACTTTTCATACGGAATATCTTGCATTCCATCTTGACTAATTACTCTCATTTCCTACCCCTCCGTCACAAAACTTGGTTCTTCTTTCGCTTCCACGTCTGCCACAACTTCAAATGGCTGTGAATTTTCGTTTTCTGCGATTTCTGCCCGCGAATTCTGATAAATCTCATCCATTTCGATAAACGCTTTATTTGCCATGGTGTCATAATTCTTCGGATATTTCCTCGTAGCATTATTTAGCATTTTTCTTACAATCATACTTTCTGGAGTGTCAAGCCACGAACTGCTAATAAACGGTTTTGCAGCTTCGCACGAAATCATATCATCAATGGTTTCGCATTTTCTCAAAGCATTCAATACCTCCGCTTTTTTCTCCTTGATCTGCTCTTTTTGTTTTTCTGTTGCCTTATATCTGTCAGCGCAAATCCCGAATGTAGCATTTATCATATTTTGTTTCACATGGGCAAGAAAATTCACTTTCACACTTTCCCTATTTGCCATAAGATATACAACTGTTCCATCTGTTAGTTTTACTGGATATACGACTCTCGCAGCCTTTTCAGATAGTCCTTTTTCTTCCCACTCAGGAGGTGTTATCTCAATACCTTTATGCTTTGGTGGAATATATGTATCTCCTTCTTTGACAACCCAATATGGATAAACTCTATCTACATCTTTTCCGTAGTTACTCAAAAGTGCGTCATATCCTGCGCCCTCAATTCCAAATTCTACCATTTGTTGCCAAATGTCTTTTCCATACTCATCTATACCAACTTTTACATTTCTTAACTGGAAATAACACTCTCTCGGATAAGCACTTGGGTTGAGTTTTAGACTTGCACAATGCTCAACGATTCCTCTTAAATTGCTTGTATCAAGACTTCCCATATTTACTTTCGGGTTTGTTCTTACAAGATTATAAATAGAAGTCATTGCTTCTAATGCGCATTTCTTAGAATAATCATCAAACTTTACACCACAAGAGTCATAATCTCTTTCTATAAGGTTTGTAATCGTATTTGACCATTCGCTAAGCCCTGTGGTAAATGCTTTTTTCTCCTGATCCACTTCTGTGTTATTTTTTTCTACCTGTGCATTCTCTGACATAATTTATTCCTCCTACAATAACCCTTTGTTCAATTCATCTAATCGAAACTTTATTCCCTCGGCTTTTCCTTTTGAAATAAGTGCTTCTTTTTCGATAATGCAGATGCTCGAATTGTCGAAATCTTTTTTATCAACTGCGATTGCAAATAACAATCCCTCTTTCTTCATGGATTCTCTCAATATTTCCATGTGAAGTCTTATGTATTCTTTTGTTTCTTCTGACATTTATTCCTCCACCTCTTCCGCTACTCTTAATTCCCCATCGTACTTGTAAACCGCACCATCTGATGTATCTACTTCCGTCACAACCGCCTTTGCCTTTCCGGCTTTTACAATATCTCCAAGTTTCGGAAGGAAGTTGCAAGCAAAAACATAGTCTTTTCCGATGGCTTCTCCATGCTTTAAGTATCGTGCTTTAATTGCGATCATTCTTTACACCGCCCTTACATTTTCTACATGGTATCTTCCAAAACCACTCGTTCTGCCACTTCCAATTCCAAGTCCAAATCCTGCAATATTGATGATATTGATAATCTGTTCCGCAGAATATACATTTTCCATATAAGAAATTGTGAATGTTGCGCTCCATCCAGTAAATCGATTTAGATGAACAAGCACTGGACTTCCTTTCTTTGGAGACATCAATTTCTCATCAATAAAATGCTCTGCAAATTTAATCGGAACTAAACCGCTTTTATCCACCATGTTCACGTTTGCATCAAATTTTGTCTTGTACTTGTCGATCTCGGCGCGAACTACAGCGTCTCCGAAAGATTTTTTCAACCCAAAATCAGTAATGCAAGGCGCATTTTCCTTTAATGCTTTTGCAAGACCTTTTTCTGAAAAATCGGTAGGTTTTCCGTTGTACCAGTGCATAGAGGTAATAATTTCTTCCCACGTATTAGGTTTTGTAGTGTCTTTTGCCTTATCCTTTCTCTTATCGATCAACTGCTTTGCATTGACATCATTCATTTTGTTAAGGACTAAATCACTATCCCCTACAATAGTTACTTCCATAAATTTATTTCCTAACGGCTTTAATTCAATTACATATTCATTTTTCATTTTTATAACCCTCCTGTATGTTTTTCCGTTTGACCGTCCAATTCGTTGCAATAGTCTGTTTTCTTATATGCTCTTCTATTCTTCGGTTTCGTAATCTTCAATATTCCGTCCTATTCATTCGTAAAGTTTGGTTTCGGTTACTATTGCAACCAACAAGACGGTCAAACTGTTATGGTTTCATATTCTGTCTTTTACTTTCATAGCCTATTATTCGTTATAATATGCTTTACTTTTATCTGCCAATGATAGGCATAGGTATTGACTTGAAAACATGCAATATAGTATGTTATTCTTTCATATAATTTGTTTAGATGATTTTTCCTGTTTTTTCGTTAGTTTTGTTTTTTATTGCCAGCAATCAAGCCAACAGCTATACCTACCATCTTCGCCTGCATAATTCACAGATAGAATGTCTTGTAGTGTAGTATCGTGTCGTGATCTTTATTGATATACCTTATGTTTCTTTGACAGTCTATCTGTCAACTACACAGGCGATAAGCAGATATTCAGTTTTTAAATACTTTCTATTGCTTCAAATACCTGTTCCAGTTCGGAAAGTGTATGGTATTTTCGCTTAAATGTTTCTAACTCATTCAATGCCTTTTTCAAAAGGATCTGATACTCGTTTTCTTGAACAAGAAATTGCTGTGTCGGCTGATATGTATTTTTCTCCGTAGTTATGTGAAAACATCGTACTGGCTGTTCTTCACTTGTTTTTGGAGTAAATACCAACATCCTCAGTACATTTCCAGCCTGTTGCAATCGGTATCGTTCTGCTGCCACGCTATCATCCCATTCAAAACACTTGTGAAGTTCGGATGTTTCATCTCTAGCCTTTTCAAGAATTTCTTGTGGTGTAACTTTTTTATCTCCGATTTCATCAGCGACTTTTTGAGCATCAGCCTTATAAATTCCTTTGATTCTCCATTCTGCTCTCATTTTCCACTCCTAATCAAACATTTCTAGCAAACTACAAGCTCCTTATCATTAGAAACAAACAATTTTATAACTTGGCAGTTCATATCTGGAAATCTACCATCGCTGACCGCTTCCGAATTATCTACGAAAAGAGGGCAACTAACTTCATATAATTCAGATAGTGCCTTGCAAATATACATTCCTGCCACGATAGATTCTCCATTACTCATATTGGTTCTTCCATCCCACTGACATTCACAAGTTTCTCTGATTCCAGAATTTATCTGAACTTCAAAAAGTTTAAACGTAACTCTTCCCCCAAACTTCTCGTTAATCACAGAAGAAATTCGATTCATTTTCTCTCTGATAAATTCTTCTGTTAAATCAATCATTTGTTCCTGTTCTGCAATCTTCTGTCCGACTTCCGCTTTTTCTTTTTCCAACTCTGCAATACGCTCTTTAACTTTTGAATTGTCCACAGATTTGATTTTCGCAATAATATCTGAGATTTCATCACGCAAAACAGCTTTTTTTGCTTCTAATTCTGTTTTTCCAACTGTTTCTTTGCTCATTTCTTCGATTTCATTTTCCAACATAAGAATCTGTTCGCTGATTTTTTTGTACTCTTCATTTTTTAACATATCGGCTACAGTCGGGATCGATTCAAGAATTTCTTTCTTTTCTTTTAATGTTTCTTCGAATTTTGCGATTTCTGCATTGACTGCTTCCAGTTCCTGTTGTTTATCATTAATGATTTTCTGATATTCTCGAATATTATCTGCTGCTTTCTGTCCTTTTTCTGTAATGGATTTCAGATTGTTTTCTCTGTTCTTTTCAAACTTTTCTTTATCTGAAATGTAGCGTTCTTCATATTCAGCCTTCGATTTTTTATATCTCTCTTCGTCATTTTTCTTTCTTTCCTCATAATCAGAAATACGCTTTTCTCGAACTTCTTTCGGAAGAGATTGACCGCAAGTCGGACAAATCAAATCGTCTTCTGCAAGTTCCGGCAATGGCGTATATTCTAGGAATGTCTTCATTTCTGGGAACACGCTTGCTTTTTCGCGTCTCCATTCATCTATAAATTTCTTTTTATCAGTTTCCGCACTCTCTTTTTGCTTTTCTGCGCTTTCGATATCCACCGCAATAGAATTAGCCTGTCTTTTCAAAGACATTAGTTTTTCTTCTACTTCGTTGCATTCAGAAGCCACACCTCTTCTCTTTTCCATCAGAATCTCTGTTTCTTTATTGCTGATATCGCTTAAATCAAATTTCAGGTTCATCACTTGTTCTCTTTTAGCATTGATCTCTTTGCTTTTCTCAGTTCCACCAGCAAGTTTATCCTCTACTTTTTTCAAAGCAGTTTCTTTCGCAGCTTTTTCCACTTCAAGAGCACCGACATCTACTGTGACAAGCTGTTTCGATACTTCATCAATGCGTGCCGGGATCTCTGTCATTTTCTCTTTTAATGTATTCTTCGCTTTTGTATACTTTTTCAGAATATCGTCCGTGCTTGCGATTTTCAGCTCTGGAATAAGTTTTAAAAACTTTTCTCCGTACCCCTCTGCAATCTGAACATCTGAAGAATCTGCAACGAACTGCATCAAGATTTCTCTCTGTTCTTTCCACGGTAAAGAAGTAAATGCGATCGGATTTGTAACAAGGTTGAAAATCTTTTCGTCAATCATGCCGGAAATAAACTCTTTAAAATCTTTTTCTGATTTCGGATAACCGTTGATTTCAAACTCATTAACATTTCCTTGAAACTCTGTTGTTCCTGTCCCTCTTTTCTTCACAAATTTTTGTTTTTGAACTTTTTTCAAGGTATATTCTTCTCCATCGACAGAAAGGATTGCTTCTACGCATATTTCCAGATTGTCAATCATCTTTCCGTCTTTATCTAATGTGCGAATATCAAACTTTGCACTTCCATGCGAATCTTTTCCGAACAACAACCATGTGAAAGCATCAAATACCGTTGTCTTTCCAGTTGCATTTGCGCCATATATTTTCGTTAATTCGCCGAATGAAATTAACTTGTTCACACATCCCTTAAAATTCTGGATGTGAATACTTTTTAATTTAATTATTTTCATACATCTTCTTTCCTTTCTACTTAATTTATTCACATTTTTTAATTGATTATATATGTACCTCCGCGCTTTTTTGATTTTCTTGAGCGTACTTTTCGACTTCCAGTCTGGTCATTGTCTTACACTCTAATGCGTACGGATCTTCCCAGCGGATGATCCACAAAATAAGCTCCTCGTTCATTTCATTAGGTGTTCCGCTATTTCTCTCTCTATTTCTTGTGCTAATTTTTTCATTTCCTCTTCTATTTCTTCTCGCGTCATTGCGGATAATTCAAATATTTTTTGCATTAATTCTTCTGCATGTTTTTTTTCACACGATTCTTCGAGGGTGTTTCTTATTCCTCTTAATATCGCGATTGTTTCTGCTTCTAATAATATTAAATTTCCTTCCATTTCCACATTCCCTTTATCGCATGTAATCATCTTTACAAATCTCCTTTCGTTAGTTTTTTTTAATTTTTGAATCTGAAATCCATTAAGTCCGCTAACA